CGGGAAGGGCGGCGGTAAGACCTGCAATGCCCCTATGGATTCCGATGCGGAGTTTGAGAAGCGTCTGAAACGCTATGAGTGACATGGTATCTCACTCTGCTCCGCGTCGTGCCTCCAAGACCTACCAGGAAAACAACTGGGGAAGAATCATGGACGGCCACAAGCTGCTTGACCGTATGACCAGCCTGGTTGCTGCTCGATAAATAATGAAATGAGTTTGAAGCCCTCAAATAATGAGGGCTTCTTCTCATATTTTTTGTGAAAGGAAACAGAACATGAAAGTTTATGTTATGGTCTATCAGAATGATAGATGTGAATGGGATGCTGAAGTTGATGTTTTCACCACAAAAGATGAAGCGCAGCGCGTCATGCGTGAACAGTATCAGGCTGCTTTTAGAAGGAGAGGCTGTATCAATGGATATGTTGCCGATCCGATGGATGGCTCTCTCCCCGCAAAAAGGTATAGCTGTAGGGACGATATGGCTGAAATTTGTGATGACTACAACTGCATATATGACCAGTGGCAAATCCACGAAAAAGAGCTGAAAGGGTGTTAATGATGAAAGTTTACATGCTGGTGCATAAACAGGACACTTCCTCTATGTGGGATGCAGATGCAGATATTTTTCTGACTAAAGAAAAGGCACAGGAGGTAATGCAAGAACAGTATCGCGCCGCCCTTGAAAGTTGGGGAATTAACGATCTCACAGAACCATCCGAAGATTTTCATTGGACTTGCGACGAAAACCAGGCTGAAATTTCTGATGACTGCAAGTGCGAATATGAACAGTGGCAAATTCAAGAGAAAGAACTTGATGTCAAGGCAGCTGTGGAGGTTCGCGGTGGCCTGGTTCAATCTGTCATTGCAAATGCTGGAATCGATGTAGATGTGTACGATCTGGATGTGTCTGACTTCCCCGATGATGGCGAGGTAGACGAGGCAGATCGCAAAGGGCGAGAGTTTACCGAGCTGTCTAACCGCCCTGATTGGGGGAGTGTTTGGTGAGCCGCACTGATGAGTCGTAAACGACGAAACCGCCGAAAGGCGGTCTGCGGATAATTAAGTCTTTAGGTTAATTATTTCCCGTGACAAACGGTAGGTATAATAGAAGGAGGTATTTCTCATGGCTACTGCAAATTATATGACGATGGAAAACTTTCCGCTCTTTGTGAAAGAGTTTAATACGCAAATCAAGCGCTGCCCTGCCTGTGGGCTGTATCAGGATTGTGAGAATGATGTGTGTGAAGAGTGTGGCGAGGAACTGGAAGAAGAGCTGTTCTTTGACAGCATTGAATGCCAGGAACTGGTGGACGATATCGAATCCAGACTTGAAAACGATGTCAATGGCGGTCTGACTTTTCACAAGATTTCTGTGGAATCTGGTTATTATTCCGGCGTTCAATTCTATGTGGAAACCACGGATGACCCGACGGAAATGGACAACGAGGATTGCCGCTATTATTTCGACATGTATCGCAGCGTAGCGATTCGCCGCTATAATAGCGAGGTCAACAAGGTATGTCGGATTCTGAGAAAGCTGGCAAAGGAATATGGCTTTGATGAGCTGTATCTGATGGCAAGGTTCAGTAATGGCGAAGCTCTTTATGGGCGTGTGGAAAACACAAGCCGAGCCAAGCTGATGCAGGCCGTATCGCCCAGGGTATAAGAATGATGGTTGAGAAACAAAAAAGGATTTGATATAATGGAGGCAACATGGTAAACAGCAAGGTGATTGATATGTCGGATGTAATGAACAGCGGCGGGATGGCCGCTCGTATTGCCCAGGCAAAGGAAAAAGCAGAGGCGGAGTATCAGGAAAAAATCAAGCAGTCCCGTGAAGCAGATGTGGACGTGCGGGACTTCTTTTCAGACGAAGAGCTGGACAGGATTCTAACAGACAACGAGTTTTTCAGCGGAAGGGTTGCCGATCTATCGAAGGTGCAGCGGCATAAGAAAGTATCCTTGGCCGCACGGTGGATGAAAGCAAACAGCATGGAAGTCGTGGATGTCGATATAGAGCCGGTGTCCAGCTCTCACCCTAATGCAATTATCACAATGGAAATACGCCGGCTTGCCTCTCTACGAGGGCAGGAGCTAAAAGTGTTCACCGCTATGTGTGCAATGGCTGACAGTGTGTTCATGTCTGGTATTAAGGATAGCGTGATTCGTTTCACTTTTGGAATTGAAGAGGTGTGGAAAGCATGATTTACAACAATACTGTTTCCGACATTGAAAGTAGTGTGCTGGAGCCTTGGAGAATGTGCGGAGAATATAAGGATGGCTTTACCGTAACGGTTAGCGGAAGTGACGAAGAAGATTGTATGAATTTGCTGGTCGAGCTTGAATCAAAGCACGGAGAATTGACCTGGTATTCTGGATACTGTGATAAGGATTATGAGGCTGGAGAATACATAGGGGAAGAAAACTTTATCTACGAATAAACAGACATCGATTAAAGACGCTGGAAAAATCCAGCGTCTTTTTTTTGTTTTCGGTTAAGATTTTCTAAGCTGGAGCGGCAGGTATAATAGAAGGAGGTATCCGATATGATTATCAATTATGATCGTTCTCGTGTCACTGTTTCAGATAAAGAGCTGATGCGTCATGGATATGCTGAGGAAGACTATCATTCTATTCGCCTCTCTTTTGAATACACGGAGCAGCAAAAGCAGGAAAACCGTATGCGGGCAGAATCTTGCGATAATGCAAAGTGGAGTGAGATTTGTAAGGACAGCGCATTGATGCGAAGCCGTTACATGGAGAGAGTTATTGATAAGATAGTCTCTGCCTTTTCCGTATATAACTTTTCTGCGGATGATGTGCCATACGATAGTGATGGTTGGGATTTATACTTTTGGTGCAATGATTTCTTTAATACCTGTTCCGGTACTGGATTACGCGGGAATGACTACTCTTACATGACTTTGACATTCAATAAGTGGCAAAATCTAAGTCATCGCATGGATCTCTGTACTCGATTTTTGGAGCTTGTGGAGAAAGAGTTTTCCGATTTGGAAAACCTGAGAATTGACATCCAGTACGGTGCTATGGTTTATGAGAAAGAGATTGAAAAATCGGCTGCCGCACTGGTGGATAGTCTGGATGGAAAAAGGTTCACCATGGATGGCACATTCCATCAGTCAATGTTCGGGTTTGGCCTAAAAGGGGATGGCCGTCTTGTCAAATCCGACGGGAAACTTTACTGGATGAAGAAATATGCAAAAAATCGTGGGTATCTTATGTCCCCTATTGATATCCTGCGTATCGGCTGGGCTACAACTAATATGGATAGGTGATAAAGATGCCATACGTCATATTCAATAAACAGAACAACAAATACATTAAACATCCTTACACATGGGTCAGCCGTCTCAGTGCGGCAACAAAATTCAAAACGGAAGAGAACGCTAAAAAGTTTCTGACTTGCCCGCCACGCGCTCTTGCGCTCCCATCTGCTGATGATATTGAAATTTTGTCAGCGGATAATCTCACAAGCAATTTCAATACCAATTACACATTCACGGAAGAAACAGCGCAACAAGAGTTTGAAGAGCTGAAACAATTCCTTTCCTCTACCCTATCCTCTTTTGACAAACTTGCTTCACTCCCAAAATACTATGGTTCTGAGGTACAGAAGTGTGACCAGGAAACATTGGATGTTCTACACAAGATTGAATTTTGCAATGTAAGTGCGTCGGATGGGTATAAGCTATATAAACAGCTCCAGGAAATCCGTGTTCGCCGTAGAGAAGCGAAAGACCATCTTGAAATTGCGAGTCTTGTTTTGTCAACTGGATTGCTATCCAGCATGAAAGCCTTGGACGGTGAGATTAAATCCATTGAAACCAATATGGCAAACAGAAAGTATAAACCGCGTGTTTTGATCGGGCTTTTTGATGACAACGGCATAACAGAAATCGAAGAAGATGAATCCGATGAAACAGAAAGCGAGGAAACAGCATGAGATATTACAGCACACAGCGCCCAGTATCGCCAGGGAGCTATCCTACTGGCGGAGTAATCAGCATTGTGAACTTTGATACAAAACGGTATGTCTCTAAAATCGGAGGGAACGCATGGGGATATATCGAATACAGTAAAGATCTTCCTGAAAAAGATGTACATGCCTATGAGCTTGTCCCTGCACCTCCCTACCATTGCACAAACAAACAAATGGCTGCTCTAAAGCGGATTATCTCACGCGGCCAGAAGAAGTATAACACCATACCACGGCTTGATAAATTTGACATCTGCGGACAGCGATTCAGCGACAATGGGTATGCGGTAACGGATGGCGCAGTTACGGCGTTTATCCCAGAGGCTTTGAATGGATTGCCGTATGATTCAGCCAGACCAGATGCAGATTTACTATATCGCATACTCACGGAAGAGTTAAATAACGGCGACTATTATGCCGTTGATCTGGACGATGTGAGATATGACATACCGGACTTGACCTACATAAAAGAACAGATTGCAAACCACAAGAAAGAAGGGAAAGAAAACAAAACCTTTGGATTTAATCCTCGTTGCGAAGTCGTGTTTAAGGCAAACCGTTCTGACGGCTCTGAAATTGTGGGAGTATATGATGCGGAACTGATTCGTGATGCGGTTGAATGTGTTGGAAAGCATCCGATTTGTTACATCGGATTTAACAAAAACAAGCAGCAGCCTTATCCGTTCTTCCTTGTTGGAAGTGAGGATAGTTTGTGGGATATCTCTTCTGGAATCCACGCTATCGTAATGCCGCTGGCAAAACACAGTATCTGATGGAGGTTCTAATATGCTCGTTGTAATGATTTTGATGATGATTCTGAAGCTTTTGTATGATGGTATCAGTGTCTTTTGTTCAGAGGTAATTGTGTCTGCAAAGAATCCGTACACGACCTATCGAAAACTCATTTCTGAAAATCATAATGCGAACTCAGACATCTCTATGCTTCAACAGACATTTGAACATAACTCGCCAGAAGTCACCCTCAAATATATTGGTATTACAACAGATGACAGCAATGATGTGCAGAACGGAGGCGATATCAAATGAACTTACTCGATAAGTTTTCTGCTGTGGATATCAAGGCGGAGACCAGGATATCCAACAGCGACAAGCAGTTTTGCGAGGTGCAGCAGGCCGCTTATAATCATGGACGCAATGCACTTAAACAGATCTTGGATGTCAGTGAGCGTTTCATCAAAGAACAGAATGACATTTTGGGAGCCATAGACCGTGAGGTTTACAGCAACTACATCTATGACGGACGGGAGGGTGTAAGTCTTCATAGCATCCACGAGCTTTTGCGGAAAAGCCATAAGACGTTCATCTCCAAAATTGTGAGTCATTTTTCCAGCGCATATCATGTTGAACTGGATTCAAGCTCTGTGGTTGATAACCTTGTTCCCCATGAGCCGCGTTATTCCAACGAGAAGGACGCAAAGGAGTACACGGAGCAGATTGAGAACATGGATGTTTCGTATGACCAGGTGCTCGACCAGATTTTTGTCCAGCTGGGAGGTTTCTCTTTCCATGATAAGGCGGTCAATGAGATGAAAGAGAAATGCCATGAAGCTGCATGGAACAGATACTATGGAAAGAAGGTGTATGAACAGAAAAAGTCCGTGCTATCCTTTACTGGATACGGATGCTCTTTTGACAGCTGGCATGAACAGTGGCATAAGGGCGAATACGAAATCAAACTGACAGATGGAATGAAAGAGATCATTCGCGCTCTTGCCTACTTTGAGTATGGAGAAATCGGGTATATTCCGTATGCTTTTAACTGTCTTCTTGGATGGTCTTGGACTACCACGGAAACAGAGCGTCAGTTTGATATGGAAAAACTGAAGAGTATCAAGTGCTTTAAGAATGGCCGTGTGGATATTCGGTTTACCAGCGAGGCTTATGCTCGGCAGTTTGCGGAAGAATTTCTTGGAACGGAGGTGTATTGATATGACAAAGCAAGAAAAGGTAATCGTATCTGCGTATACTGGTGTGCTTATGTGTGATTTTGCCGACCTCCATAAGTACATTGAAAAGATTATGGGCAGGCCGGTGTGGACGCACGAGCTTGCGGATCACGATGTTATGCAGGAGATTAAGGCAAAGTCTAAAGAGGACTTTATGAATCTTTGCAGGAATTAGTTAATCAACTCTGTTAATTTTTGATCTTATTCCCTGGTAGATATAACAGGGCGGTTCTTGGAGGTCTCCGTAAAAGCCTCCATCCATAAAACATACATAGGCGGTGAACACATGAAGTACAACATCTTAAATCAGGCTATTCCCCAGAACAGCAGGCGGGAATTGAATGATAAGATTCTATATTTGATTGACAATGACCTTGCGGAATCCTCTGGAATTACAAAGGAGGATATCTATAACGCCTATACTGGCGACGGAGGACTGCACGGCCTGAAATATTCTGACTTTGATAGCTATTATGAGTATTCTAATGCCAAGAAAGAGATAGAGAACGGGCAGTTCTTTACCCCTCCCCTACTCTGCAAGTTCATCATGGATTGTCTGAATCTGTCTGGGACGGATGTTGTAGCCGATTTGACTTGTGGAATGGGCGGATTCTTTAATTTCGCTCCGGCAGAGAGCAATGTGTACGGATGTGAATTGGATATCAAGGCATACAAAGTTGCCAAGTACCTATATCCAAAAGCAAATATCACCTATGGAGATATCAGAAGTTATTCTCCTGGCATTAAGTTTGATTATGTGGTTGGAAACCCTCCGTTCAATATTTATTGGTGGGTGGATGAGAACCAGATTATTTCTCAGCTTTACTATTGCCAAAAGGCGGCAGAGCTGATGAAACCCATGGGAATTATGGCGCTGGTTGTCCCGGCCTCTTTTTTGGCGGATGATTTTTCAGATGGCTCATTGATTAAGGAGATGGAAAAGCATTTCAGTTTCCTCGGTCAATTTATGTTGGATAAGGATATGTTTTCTGCCATTGGTGTATATGGATATGAGACAAAGGTGCAGTTCTGGCAGCGGAACAGCGAGGTGGATGGATGGATCTCACGCCTTTATTCAACAGAAATGACGATTGATGCCGTATCGTTAAACAGCGCTGGAGTCGATATGGTCAAGCGCATGTGCTTGGATGAGGCGCAGGAGTTATTTCGGAAGAACAGATCTCATATCCTGCTTGAGTTATCCCAGCAAAGAGATACATCCAGCAATTTTATGTATCAAGTGAAAAAATATCTCTACGCAATTAAATCTCATCCTGTTCTTAAAGAAAAGTATGTGAAGTGTTGTGAGTATCTCAACAAGTTTTTTACCCAGAAACAGCCGGCAGATATGTCTTATGAGGAATGGTGCCGTGTTCGATTGACGGAGGCAAAAGTGCTTGCTTATCTCCGTGGCGTAGTCAGCAAACAGCATCCAAAGAAGTATGAAGATGTTGTCCGCATGGTGAACTATGGATACTCCATTGGATACAAGGCATATAGCACTAAAATGGCGCGTCGAATGCCAGAGTATATGAAGAACGCCACCCCAATCTATCAAATTGTAAGCGAGAGCATGGATGCGGATCAGTATGGTCATTTCTCAAAGTTGATTCGTCGGAAGCAGAGAGAGTATCAAATTGAACAGCTTCCCTTATCGTCTATGGTTATGGATGATTCTATCGCAAAGTATTTGGATGAGTTCACTCTATATGATAGCGAAAACGATGAAGAAATTCGCTTGAACGACATTCAGAAGCACGACATCAACTTGGTTTTGCAAAAGCGGAACATGCTGCTTCAATGGGAGCAGGGGTCTGGTAAAACTTTGGCTGGAATTGCGACTGGCCTATATCGGATGGAACGGCAGAACGCATTTTGTACTTGGGTAGTGTCCTCTGCGATCTCAATCAAGAACAACTGGGATGTCGTACTCCCAAACTATAGACTTCCTTATGTCATGGTGAATCGGATGAAGGATTTAGAGCAAATCAAGCGTGGAGATTTTGTAATCATCACCTTAAATATGTTGTCCAAATATCAGCGCCAAATTAAACCATGGGTAAAAGCACACGGTGGAAAGATTGCCCTATGCTTTGATGAAAGCGACGAGATGACAAACCCATCCAGCTTGCGGGCAAAAGCAGTGTTGAATATTTTTCGTCGTTCCAGATTTAAGCTGCTGATGACAGGCACAAGCACAAGAAACAATATTGCAGAGTTTTTCCCGCAGCTGGAGCTTGCCTATAACAACTCTGCAAATATGATTTCCTGGTGCAGAACAATCTATCGGTATGATAGGTCGAACAAAAAAGATGGTGTGGAAGAAGGGCTTCACGAATATCCAAATCCCAATTTTGGAAAGCCTATTCCTCCCTATCGCAAAGGGTTCAGGCTTTTTTCTGAAAGCCACCTCCCGGAGAAAATTACCGTGTTCGGTGTTGCGCAGAGGAATCAGGATATCTTCAATGCGGATGAATTGAGCGACATCCTTGGTCGGTTTGTAATCACAAGGACATTTGAAGAGGTGTCTGGAAAAGATATCAAGCGGATTCATCAAGTTCCCGTCCGATTCACAGATGCAGAGCGTTTTGTCTACAGAAAAGCAATCGAAGAATTTGAAAAGATGCGGAGCAATTATTTTTCTTCCACCGGCAATCTGAGAAAAGATGCTATGATGCGCTTGATTCAGCAAATCACACTGCTTTTACGGATCAGTGCCGCACCTAACACAGTCCATGAGTATATAGGCGGAACGCCTGCAAAAATTGTCAAAGTATTAAACATGCTGGATGACATGCACGACGATATTGTAGCTATTGGAGTCCGCCACAAGATCGTTGTCAACGCATACGCCGAGGCAATTCGTGAAAGATTCCCCGATAGGCCGTTGTTTGTTGTTACCGGGTCTACAACAACGCTTGCGGCCAGACGAAAACTCCGTAAAACCTTGCGTGAGAGTAAAAACGGGATTCTCCTATGCACTCAGCAGAGCCTACCTTCTTCTGTTAATTTTGAGTTTGTGGACAATGTGATTATCCCGGAGCTGCACTACAATAACTCTCGGATGAGCCAGTTTTATATGCGTTTTATTCGGTACAACTCTACAAGAGAAAAGAACATCTATTTTGTCACCTATCTTGGAAGCATCGAATCCAATCAAATGCAGATGGTGTTGGCAAAAGAAAAGCTTAATCTGTTTATGCGTGGGCAAGATACCGATCTGGATGACATCTATGAACGGTTCGGTGTGGACTACGACTTACTTTCTGTTCTCATGTCTCGTGAAATGGATGAAAACGGAAAGATGTATATCAAATGGGGAGAACAAAATATCGTTTAGGGGTAAATTTATGCCGCATAGAAACGGTAGGTGTAATAGGAGGTGTTGATATGAGCTACAACATGGTCAACCGTGGAGGACACATTGAGGTTTGGGACGAATGCGGTAGATTTGTACTCTCCGCCGATACCATTGGGGAGGCAAAAAGGGATTTGGATGAACTGGAGAAAAGAACAAGCTCCCCTTAAATGGGGAGCTGTTACATAGGAGAGATGAACATGGATAAGTTTGTGATGATGAAGAAGATGAACGGAGCCAGGGTAAGAACAAAGGATCTTTGGGGTGTTCAAATTCATGGCGGAAAGTATTATATCTATTGCAACCGAAAGCCGATATGCTATGGTGCTATGCGGCCTGGATTAACGCCGTCAGAGATCTTGAGACAGCATTGCGGCGAAACATTTGTTAGAGCAGTGTGATCCCCTTTTGCATAGCCACTCGCTTCATATCATTTTCCCAGGCCGTTTTTCTATGGTATCTTTGCCACTTCAAATACTCGTCCCACCTGTGGTTTGACGCTTCGTTGGACACACCAAATATATTTTGGATATCCATGGGAGATTTAACCCCAAGCATTGGGAACAGTGGCATGGGACAAAGCAGCGTGGCCGCAAACTGATCGGCCTCTACTTCAAAATCCTGTGCTTCCATCTGATTGAATCCATGCTCTGCCAACATAGGTTCAACAACAAGTGGCAGGTGTTTCAAAATAACATGACCAAGCTCATGTGCTTTTGTCCATCGTTTTCTCCCCTCTACATTATTGCCTGAACTATCAGAATTCCAAAGAATAAGGTATCTGTTGTTTGCGACATCGTAGTGGGTACATCCAGATTTACTTTCGCATAATAGAATAACATCGCGGATTGAACATCCATTGGTTTCTGCAAACTGTTTGTATGTTCTCATTCTGCAATTTGTTAAGCGGGAGATGATGGTGTCAGGCTCTATTGGGAAGCTGATCTTGTCCATATCCCTGTAAATCTGCAAGACCTGGTTATAGATAAACGGATATCGGATCATTGGTACACCCCCGTTCAGGTACTCATTAAGACTATATCGTGTAATGTGTACGATAAACAGGACTTGTTACTTATCCTCATCCTGAAATGCTTCCTGAAAACCAAGCCGGAGCATACCCATCATACGCTCCTTATCCTGGGGAGACATTCTGGATTTAGCTCTTTGTAAAGAAACGAAGTCCTCATCCCCTACTAATTTCTCAGCTGAGTCTTTGATATCAGATAATCCAATTAGGTAGTCAACAGATACCCCAAAATATTCAGCGATCATTTTTACTCTATCGACGGAAGGTGATGTCGTTGTTTTCCATTTGCGAATCAAGGAAGCTGCAATGCCAAGGTCTTCAGAAAGCTTTGCCATCGAGATCCCCCTGCTTTCGCAAAGTTCTTTTATCCTGGTATAAAGTATGGACTCCATAATGCGCCCCTCCAAAGATAATATTTTATCGTTTTCATGTTGACAGCGATAATAATTTCTGGTATAGTAGTGGGCAAAGGCGACACTATATTATCGCCATTGATGCTATTATAGCTCAAATATTCTCGAAAGTCAATTAAAAAGTTTTGGAGGGCGTAAGAAGTAATGGTAGTACGAAATGGCGTAGAAACCAAAAATGTTACCAGCAAAGACTTTGATCTGACGAGCGCATCGGCCAGCCGTGTACTACTTCCCTGCCGTGCTTGGGGAGAAATGCGGCTGGAAATGATGAACGCAGCTCTTGGTATGATGTCGGAAGAAGAGCTACATAGGGTGTGCGGTGCCCCATATGAAGAGGTTGTTCGGCGTGAGGATGTTAAAATGCTGTTTAATATCCAGAGAAAGCAAGTGCGTCTCACCGCACATGCTTCTGGCGATGCTGTTTTTGGACAGCATTTTGATGCTCGTATCCCAGTTATGGCAGATGCAACCGAAATTACAAGTGTTCTGGATGAGTTCTTTTCATGTGGAAGTCGCGGCCTGAGTCAAGAATATGCGGACTATTATGGTAAAGTGTATGCTGAATGGAAAAACCAAAAATAATTTTGCTAATTCCTATTGACAAACAGCAACCTATCTGTTATAGTAATACTCGTAAGGAGTAAGCTAATTTACTTTCATTTGGGAATCAGAAATAGGAGGACGGCACGTGGATAACAGTAGTTACCGTAGCCAATACATCCAATCTGGTAATGAAAACATTTCAGAGCAGTCCATAGCTGTATATGATGCTTTCTGGAAGAGACTTCAAAAGTCCGAAGATGCAGTCGGAAAGCCAATGGAGGATGGCTACACAACAGAAGAGTATGTCAAATTGATAGACGGTATGAATGTATCAAACATTAGTGCTTTCTTGACATACAAGAGCAAAATTAACCGTTATCTCAAATGGTTAAACGGGAATGGATTGCTCGATCAGGAGTTTGTGGACAATCTTAGGCTCGTAAAGTATGACATGGTTCCATCATATCATGTTTACGACACGAAGTATTTTAAGGACTTCCATTCCCTACAACAATCTATTGAAGATACGCTTTGGGCAGCAGAGCGAATTGATGATCGGATTTTCAGCACTCAAATCACCGCAATTTATTTGGCCTGGTGTGGATATACAGCGGAAGAGGCTGTATCAATCAAAAAGGACGAAGTGTTTGAAGACCATATCGATTCATCCGGCCATAAATGCTTTCCAAATGATAAGATTATGGAATATATCAAAGATTATAGAGATGCTACAGAGTACGAGTCCCAAGGTCGTGGCGTTATTACACTAAAGTATGTTTATTCCGATCTTCTTTTGCGAACTTGCAGAGCAGATAGCGTTGATACTAAGACATTGAGAATCATGCTACGAGGATTTGGTAAGAGTAGTGGAGAAGAAGTAAACCTATTCACATACGACAAAATTTATTGGTCTGGGATTTTCAATCGAGCTTATATATATGAGCTTGAGAACGGAGAAATTAAGCCTGGTGATGTAGAGACTATGGAAACAATTTTCCAGCAAAAATATCCGTCTGTTGCAGTTGCGAACAAGTGGCTGCGTGACTATCAAAAGTTCAAGGAACATTTCTTCCCAGAAGCAAAAGGATAATTTCATATAAGGCTTAGAGGGGCAACCCTTTAAGTCGTATATAAGGAATTAGCTAATCTATTTTATATATCCGAACAGTTCCAGGTGGAACACCTTTTGCGGGAGGGCAGGATCGTTACCTGAACGGATAATTTTAAGCTTGTTCCTAACATGAGGGAGGTGATGCTATTTGGTTGTATGTACTTACTGTCGTAAGGAGAGGCCGTTTTGGGCTGTGGACGAAGACGGCACTGGCGACTACTCCGCACATATCGTTTCTGGCACAAATGCTTTTGTTGACACTGCTGGAAAGCGTATGAGGTTTCGGTTTTGTCCAATGTGCGGGAGACCGTTGACCAATCCTCCTGACGATGGGGGGGGTAAGGTTCTGGGATTGTTTGCATTTACCAGGCCGACATATCGCAATAGCATAAAAAAGGAGTGTATAACCTATGGGCAAAGCCAGAAGTGACAGCGGCTATTATTGGGTGGACAAAAAGCTGACCTGTAATGGCTGCAAGTATCTAAATTTCTACAAGGCAGGATGCCGACGAAACCAGCCGCCTGGCCATGTTCGTCATCTTCCAACCTACACAAACGGAGACGATTATATTGCTGTTCTGAGACCGCCCGATTGTGATTACCAGAAAGAGCAGAAGCCCACCGAACAGGTGAGTACGGAGGGGTAACATGCCAGTCTTTATATTGCTTCTGTTCCTTGGCGTTGCAGTCCTATGGCTTTTACTTTCCTTTTGCTTTATCCCTATCGGAAAATTTGTTTACCGATTGATTAAGGATGCAAAAACTTCTATGTCAAAAGATGACTACAAAGAAAAATCTGAAGAAAAGGATGGTACAGATCAGAATGGTTAAGAAAGGATTTATTGGCGCGATTGTGCTTGCCGTCGTTCTATTTGGCGGAGTGATCCTTGGGCTTATGTGTACGGAGCGTATTCCAGCCGGCTATGTCGGTGTGGTGTACAACATGAATGGCGGAGTGGACGGAGAGGTTCTTCAGCAGGGCTGGCACCTTGTCTCTCCTACCAAGAAGGTAACGATATATTCTATCGGGATTGAGCAGAGCTACCTTACAGCCGAAAACAAGGGGGATTCTCCTAACGACGAGAGCTTTAATATTCCTACGTCTGATGGAAAGACAGTGCGTGTAAACCTTGAGTTCTCCTATCGTTTTGATGAGGAACGGGTTTCTGAGACCTTTACCATGTTTAAGGGGAAGTCCGGCGAGGAAATCAAGAATACATTTATCAAGCCTAAGATTGTTGCCTGGACGCAGGAGGTATCTGCAAACTATCCCGTAACAGATATCTTTGGAGATAAGCGCACGGAGATCAATGCAGAGCTGGATGTGTACCTGCGGGACAAGTTTGATAAATATGGCATTATTATTGACACTGTGAATTTTACCGATATTTCTGTAGATGAAGAGACCGCTGCGGCGATCCAGAAGAAGGTAAATGCACAGCAGGAGCTTGAGCTTGCCAATATCGAGGCGCAGACAGCAAAGGTACAGGCCGAAAAGGATAAAGAGGTTGCGCAGGTCGCCGCTGAAAAAGCCATTGTTGAGGCGGAGGCTAAGGCAGAGGCTACCAGAATTGCGGCAGAGGCAGAGGCCGATGCAAATGCGCAGATTGCCGCCTCCCTTACGCCTGAGCTGATTGAGAAAATCAAGTATGAGAAGTGGAATGGTGAGCTGCCCACGGTTTCTGGTTCTAACGCAATCGTGAGTATGGAAGGACTGAAGTGATTTTGATGAAGAGAGTTTATGTTGATATCATCTCCGAAAAGGAGAAGAAGCTTCACCAGCTTCAGTCTGATGCGGAGGGCGCTGTGGACATCGTAACACGGGCGATTTCCGGTCTGGAATTGGTAAATCAGGAGATTGAGGATACCAAGGCCGAAATTGACGAGTATATCTCTCGTCTTACTGAACAGCGCGACACATTGATTCATAATCAAAAGAGAAACGCTGTTGTAATCAAGAATTTCTCCAAGCTCCTATCCGCAGAAGAGGCGGATGAAATGAGCGATGCGGAATCTTAAATGGCCGCTGGTTGTTACGGCACGAACAGCAATTTAATATGAATGAAGATATGAAAATATAAATGTGTCGTGTTGCTTGGAAAGATAAATTGTCATTTATGTCGAGCAATTAGAAAAGAGACAAATAAGGCGCATACAGCAATCTAAAAGGAAATTGAACTTGAAATTCAACATACATAAGCGCCTTGAATATGGGGCAGTAATCCTAATTTGGTAAGGAAGTGGTTTGCTAAACCACCAGTAATCCGAAAGGATGTGCAGGTTCGAGTCCTCCCTTCCGCTTCACGCCTCCTTTGGCGGTTGGTTGTAGGAAAATCTATATGATCACAGTTAGGTAAGGGTCACGCTTCGCTGGTTGTACCAGAGCTTGCGGGGTGCTCCAGTGCAATTCTGGTGAGCCTAACACAAATATCTATGCGTAACGCCGGCAGAAGTACAATGCTGGTGCGATTGGTAGAGGAAGCATCTATGAGCAACGATTTTATGTCCGCTATGAAGAAGACCCTGAACGATGAGTACAATGTTGCGTTCACGGAAAATGGTGCGGCTGGATATCGCACCACCGGCAAGAGCCTGCTTGATCTGAATTTCGCCGTTGCTTCTCTTCGCAAGGCAACCCCTGGCGATATCGCCGCGAGATTCACACGGGCTTTCTTTGAGGATCAGGTTGCCGCTATGAAGTGGCTGTTCTTTGCCCGCGATATCCGAGGTGGGCTTGGTGAGCGCCGCCTATTCCGCGTCGTGTTCCAGTACATGGCGAAGAGCGATCCCAATTACATCAAGCCCTTGATTAAGCTTGTGCCTGAGTATGGCCGCTGGGACGATCTCTGGTGCCTCTTTGGTACTGATCTGGAGAGCGATTTGCTGGATGTTGTGTGCGCACAGCTGAAAGAGGATATCTCCAATATGAACAGCGGTAAAAGCATTTCTCTGCTGGCAAAGTGGATTCCATCCATCAACGCATCTTCTCCCGTGAGCCGACGCTATGCAAAGCTAATTTGCGGATATATTGGGATTCAGGAGTGGGATTACCGCAAGGCTGTTTCTGCTCTCCGCACCAAGCTTGATATCGTGGAGAAGAAAATGTCTACAAAGGCATGGGGCGATATCGTGTATGAGGCTGTTCCGTCCCGTGCAAATCTGCTTTACAACAGCGCTTTCCTGCGCCACGACGAGGATCGCCGCCGCAAGTTCCTCAGTAGTTTGGAAAAGGGAGAGACCAAGATTAACGCCTCTACCCTCTTCCCGCACGACATTGTGAGCAAGTACACCAATGGAGGATGGAGCGTAAGCGTAAAGGGGCTTGATCAGACCCTTGAGGCTTTGTGGAAGTCTTTACCTGACACAGTAAACGGCTGCGGGAACACCATCGTTGTTGCAGACGGCAGTGGAAGCATGACCACCAGTGTAGGAGGTAAGGTAAGCGCTCTGGATGTAGCAAATGCCCTGGCGATTTATTTCGCTGAGAGATCTTCCGGCCAGTTCAAGGATAAGTACATCACTTTCTCTGAGCGTCCTCAGCTTGTGGATCTCAGCCATGGAAAGTCTCTGAGAGACAAAATCAAGATTGCTTTGAGCCACGATGAGGTAGCAAACACCAATATCGAAGCGGTGTTTGATCTGATTCTGGACACGGCAATCAAAAATCATATGTCTCAGGATGATATCCCCCAGAACATCCTTATCATTTCCGATATGGAGTTCGACGGTTGCGCCGTTTCCAATTCCTATCGTGGAGGATATGGCAGAAACAAGGGCGTTGATTCCCGTTTGTTCCAGGTCATCACCCAGCGCTATGAGGATGCCGGATACAAGCTGCCTCGTTTGGTGTTCTGGAATGTAAACAGTAGAACGGGTACAATCCCCGTTATCGAAAACGACTTGGGCGTTGCCCTGGTTAGTGGATTCAGCACTAACATCGTGAAGATGGTGATGAGCGGCCAGACCGATCCTTACGAGTGCATGCTGGAGACCTTGAATACAGAGCGCTACGCGCCTATTGAAGAGGCTCTGAAAGGACTGTAATCACTTTAGGAGAGGTGGTGTTCCACCTCTCCTTTCACTATAAACTGGAGGCATGATTATGGAGGCAATTACCGAATACATCAAAAGAAATTCTAATGGACGAAAGCGCCCTGTGCGTGGAGCAACCATCGCCTCTGCATTTGGCGTGTCTGGAGTTAGGGTAAGAAACATGGTTAATTCCGCAAGGTGTAAGGGAGACCCTATTTGTTCTAATGGGAATGGATACTACATTGCGAGTGATAAGTCTGAGCTGGAAGATACCATCGCCTCTATCAAAGGGCGTATCAGTGTAATGAACAACGCCGTTGACGGCCTGGAACAATATTTAACACAGATGGGGTGATACATTCAGATGCTGACTGCTCAACAGATTCTATCATCAAAGAAATGTGGAGATCTCTTTTCATCTGCTGATAAACAGGTTGTCATTGCTGAGTATCGGGAAATTGCAAGAGCTTATCATCCAGATATCAGCTCTGATCCGCAGGCAAATGAAGTGATGGCAAAAGTAAATCAGCTCTATGAAGAAGCTCTAAAACTTATTGAGTCTGGCGCTTGGGAGGTAAGCAATCGGCTTATTCTGCGAGACAAATCAGGCAAGAAGTACATCGGGAAATATCTGAAACAGTTCCCATTTGAACTTGGTGAGGCTTATATTGCAAACTCCACTGTGACATATGTGTTTAAGGAAAACCATAAGAGATTTTTCGACAATGCGGTTTCCCAAATCAAAGGATTGCGATATGCAAACAAGAAAATGGAAGAAGAAATGTCTCGGTTTATGCCTCGCATTCTCTATGCCTTGTCCTTAGATGATGGACGATTTTGCTTGGTATTAAATAAGCCAGAAGATGTTTTTCTCCTGTCCGACATAAAAGATTTCTTTGGCGGCAGCTTGCCAGATCGTCATGTCGCCTGGATAATGAGCAGACTGTCTAATCTATGCTGCTACTTCAGCTACACGGGAATTGCGCATAATGGATTGACACTGCAAAATTGCTTTATTTGCCCAAGCAAGCATTCTATTTTACCGCTCGGCGGATGGTGGTATGCGCAGAGAATCGGAGAAAAGATGCTTGGTGTCCCCAGTGCGGTCTACGACATTATGCCGATTAAGGCGAAAAGCGAGAAGTTATCCGATATCATTACAGACTTGGAATCCACCAAGCTGATTGGCCGGCAGCTTTCCGATATTTCGTCCCTACCAAAACCATTCCAAAGCTTTTTGAATTCTGGTTCTGCTCACAATGCAATAGAGGAATTTAATCGCTGGAATACAACACTGGATAAATCTTACGGTGAGCGTAAGTTTGTCAATATGCAAGTAACAAAAACTGATATTTATTGTTAGGAGGAATTATTTATGGGTTGTGGAAGTTGGACTCCCCGTGATTGGGATACATATTCCAAGAGTTCGATTGCCGGAAAGAGCGCGGCTGGGATTTATACCAGCAGATCGGTAAAGCCAGAGTTTGATCCCAAGGGTATCCCGATGAGAGAGAGCCGTGACAGCGACGATCACCCCAACAGCAACGCAATTATCATCGGCCTTGATGTGACTGGCTCCATGAGCGATATCCTTGAGGGCGTAGCTAAGAAGCTAAATGTTCTTGTTACGGAGATTCTGGATCGTAAGCCGGTAACAGACCCGCAGATTATGTTCAACGCTATTGGAGATGCGATGTGTGATTCTACTCCGTTTCAGGCCACGCAGTTTGAGTCCGATATCCGCATTGCGGAACAGCTGACACAGCTCTACTTTGAGCGCGGCGGCGGCGGAAATATGTTTGAGAGCTATCCCCTCGCCTGGTATTTTGCGGCAATGCACACAGACATTGATTGTCTCAATAAGAGAAATCAGAAGGGTTTCCTTTTTACCATGGGCGATGACTGCTATCCTGACCGTTTGACCGCACGGGAAATCAAGGATATCTTTGGCGATACCGTTGAGCGCGATATCCCTGTGGAAGAGCTGCTTAACCTGGTCAACCGGAAATATGAGGTATTCCACCTGGTTCTGGATCGCCGCAGCGACACAAGCAATATTGCAAAGTGGCGTTCTTTGATGGGTGAGCGAGTAATTAAGGTAAGCGACTACACGAAGGTTCCTGAGATTATTGTTTCTATTTTGGAGACAATGGGCGGTAAGGATGTGGACGAGGTAGCCGCCAGCTGGGACGGTTCCACTTCTATCGTGGTTAAGAGCGCTCTTGACGGGCTGAAGAGTGTGACAGCGAAAAGCGATCTCGTAGAGTTCTGACAATAAAAGATAAGCCAGAAAGGGGTATTGGTATGGCAAAGCAAATCAAAGTCGTAATCGGTGCAAACTTTGGCGATGAGGGAAAGGGTTTGATGACCGATTACTTCTGCAAAAGGCTTTCCGAGAGTGGGAGCGTACTCAATATTCGGTTTAATGGCGGGGCGCAAGCCGGCCATACCGTAGTAGTGCCAACGCTCGGCCAGCAAAAGCGCCATGTGTTCAGCCATTTTGGTGCTGGGAGCTTTGTCAATGGTACTGATACTTACCTTTCTGGCAATTTTATTTTGAATCCCATTCTCTTTTGTAGAGAGCGCGATGAGATGTATAGAAACTTTTGGTTCTACCCAAAGGTATACATCCATGAGAGCTGTAAAATCACCACGCCATTTGATATGCTGGTCAATCAGATTGTGGAGCGATCAAGGGGCGATCAGCGACACGGAAGTTGCGGTGTCGGGATCAACGAAACAGTTGTTCGATATAGGAACTACGGTATAGGCCACACCATTACTCCTAAAACTATCCGTTCTCTTGACTTAAAGTATCTGCTTACATATCAGCGGGATATCTACCTTCCTAAGCGCTTGAAAGAGCTTGGTGTGTCCAACATCTCTTTGGATGACCTTGGCGTAATTCTAAGCGAAAATATCATTGACAATTGGATCGCTCAAGCCAACGAAATGATGGATTACTGTCATGTTGTGAATGACGATATAGTGCATGTTTATGACGGACTTGTTTTTGAAGGTGCTCAAGGTCTTTTGCTGGATGAGATGTATGAAGAGTTTGCGCCGTATCTCACAACCTCTCGTACTGGAATCCCTGGGGTAAACAGAGTTCTTTATTCTGCTGGGTTGTACGATTGCCGCGATATTGAAATGTGTTTTGTATCAAGAACATACTTTACCAGACATGGAGCCGGCTTCTTCCCCACCGAATGCGGCGCAAAAGATTTGTTTGGAGAGGATAAACAGGACGCAACAAATGTATGGAATGAGTTCCAGGGAAGCTTTAGATACGGATATTTTGAAGAAGATAGATTCCACAATGTATGTGATCAGGAATTCAAAAAGGCAAAGAGAATGTATCCATATACAAAGTTGTCTTTTGCATTTACCCATGCGGATGAAACAGACGGTATGGTTTTAGAGTCTTCCAGTCACAAGGAGATTAAAGATGTTGTCTCTCCCCTATCTCCAGACTGTTTCTATACATCAATCGGAAATACACGGCAGCATGTTATTGAGACTCCATTAAAAACACACAGAAAATCTCAATAAAAACAATGCAAGAATGGCTTTGAATAAGAAAGGGAGTATCAGTTTATATGTTAAAGAAGGTAGACCGCAAAAACCGATTTGTGTCTATGTTTGACCCTAAGACTGGTTTCTATGTGAGAAGCGGTGTATACGATGAAAACGGTAAGGATACTGGAATTGACCCATTTATGACGCAGTTCCCGGAGCTGATAGATGTAGGCGTGATGGGGCATTGCGTACACGGAGCAAGCGGACTGTGCTTGAAGTCTGGCGTTCAGTGCTATCAGAATGGCCTTAAAACGCACCATCCCAACATGACGATTGAGAACTTCAAACGAATTGTTGACGAGTGCAAGGGAAAAACATTTCAGCTGGCGCTTGGTGGTCGTGGAGATGTGGATCAGCATGAAAACTTTGCAGAAATTCTTCAGTATTGCAGAGAAAATAACATTGTGCCAAACTTCACCAGTTCTGGCCTTGGCTTTACCGAGGATATTGTGGCTCTATGTAAAGAGTATTGTGGCGCTGTTGCTATTTCCTGGTATCGCCAGCCTCACACCATTCGAGCCATTCAGATGCTACTTGATGCCGGCATCAAAACAAACATCCACTATGTTCTTGGTAACAATTCGATTGATGAGGCAATTGACCGGCTTAGAAGTAACGACTTTCCGCAAGGAATCAACGCCGTGATTTTTCTGCTCCATAAGCCTGTTGGCCTTGGGAGTGAAGATAATGTGCTATCGACAAACGATCCAAGGGTAAAAGAGTTCTTTGATATCATCGACCATATGAATGCTCCGTTCAAGGTTGGATTCGACTCCTGTTCTATCCCCGCCATTTTGAATTACACCCACAACATCGATCCAAACAGCATTGATACCTGCGAGGGCGGACGGTGGAGCATGTATATTACGTCCGATATGAAAGCTCTCCCCTGTTCGTTTGATAACCAGGATCTTCGCTGGGCTTATGATATCAGCAATGATACCATCCAAAACGCATGGGATAGTGAGCAATTTGAGGATTTCAGAAATCATTTTAGAACTGCTTGCCCTAACTGCAAGAATCGGGCGGCTTGTATGGGTGGTTGTCCTATTCGTCCTCAGATTGTAATTTGCAGCCAGACAGATAAGACGGTGTAGGTATGAGAGATATTAAAAGAATCCGAAAATTCTGCAATCAGCTTGCGGAAATATGGGAAATGTACCCCGATTTAAGATTTTGCCAATTGCTAATATGTTCTTCCCTATTTCGTGATAGAGACCCATTTTATATAGAAGATGAAGAAGCGATTCAAATTATAAAAAACAATATGAACGGAGTGGTTAGCAGTGAAAAATAAGACTGTTTGGATTGTGGTTGGCATTGTTCTTGCCTTTGCCTTGCTTATTGGCGGGCTGTTTGTCAGCTCAAATAATAAGGCTATCTTTTTAGAGGAACAGATCAATGCAGCCCAGGCCGATATCAATGTTGCAGAGAAGAGACGATTTGATCTTGTATATAACCTGGTGGATGCAGTGCAGTCTTATCAGGATTACGAGGGAGAGACGCTGGAGAACATCGTTTCCGCAAGAAACAGTATGGAGTATGGCGATGTGGATGGCGCTCAGATGGCAATCAATGCAGTTGCTGAAGCATATCCCGAACTCAAGGCAAACGAGAACTATAAGCAGCTTATGAATGAGCTTGCTATGACAGAAAACCAGATCGCTCAGTACCGCAATAATTATAATGAGCAGGTGCGTTCTTATAATAAGATGGTACGCTCTTTCCCCAATAACATTATCCTCAGCATCCTTGGATATGAGGCCATTGACACGACATATACCGATTATGATGCGCCGGTAGATGCCCCGCAGGATCTGTTTGCCGATGATAATTAAAAAGAGAGAAGTTCTTTTCAGCGCTATCATAGTTTTTGTGATGCTGCTGGTTGGCCTGTTTGTGAGCGATGCGATTCTGCAAAGTGCAATTTCCAAAAGCGAAGACTACCGCACCGCAACTATCATAGAGAATGAAGATCAGTTCTTATATGGTATGCAGACCAACTTCGGCCACTCTCTTGTTTATGGCGAGGTCTCTTCTGATTCATTCGTTACATATGACGAAATTGGAAGCGGATTTATTTATATTGAAAAGCACAAAGAACACTACACCAGGCATACAAGAACAGTGACAAGAACAGATAGCAATGGGAAGAAACACACGGAGACAGAGGTGTATTATAGCTGGGATCATGTATGGAGTGACAGCCGGCAGGTAGACGATATCACATTTATGGGAGAGACATTCCCATATGAAGCTATCGATCTCCCAGTAGAGCGTCTTAACCTGGATTCAATCAGTGTTGACAATCGAATGAATTATATCTATGAAGGACACGATGATCGCTATTATTACAATGTGACACCGCTAAAGATTACCGGGACGATTTTTACCTCTCTCCATGGAAATACGATTAACGCCAGTTCTGAATTGTATCAAGATATGAATCCACAGGAAGTAATCTCTCATATGGAAAGCAACGAGACTATTTATACTGCTGTATTTTGGGTTGTATGGATTCTGTTATCCGGCGGTCTTGTAGTTGCATTTCTTTACTTTGATAATAAATGGCTTGATTAAGAGGTGATGACATGAAAACCAGAAAGGACTTTGTTACAAACAGTTCGTCCAGCAGCTTTTTAATTACCAATAATTCAGATGAGACGATGACTTCCAAAGATATCGCTATGGCACTACTATCCAAAATTATAGAAGATGCAGATGGGAGATTTATTCTTGCTCCTGGTGAGTCTATCCGATATGAATGTGGCGACCACGAGGATGATGGTGCGTTTGAGAACTTTATTCATAGCGGATTCAGTGGTTGGGGCTGCTCAGAACGATATGGCAATGGGGATGTGTCTGTGGATTTTTTGGAGAGCAATCATTAAGGAGAAGCCATGAAATTTAGAAAAGATTTTGTAACCAATAGTAGCTCCAGTAGTTTTATCTGTTGCTTTGCCCGTATTGCCGATCCAGAAAAGGCGCAAGCAGTTCTGGATAAGCACGGTGATAGGATTGAAGTGTACACAGCAGAAGAGGTTCTTGCAAATATCAAGAATAGACGATGGGGTGCTTGGCTTGAGGCAGATTGGGCGGGTGTAGATGTTACCCCCACAGAAAATTATATTCAGGATCACGCTGAAAGCAAGTTTGTAGTTGCAGAGGATCGTCAGGACGTTGAAGAGGACGAGGACGGATACCCGGACTACGATGTTGACTACTCCTACTTCAATACCGATGCCATTGACGATATCACAGAAAAAAACGGGTTTGCTGAAATTGACTGCCAGTGGGGAGCCGGCAGAGACGGCTAATAGGAGGTCGTATGAAAGTAAGAGAAGATTTTGTGACAAACAGCTCGTCCAGCAGCTTTATCCTTGCCTTTGAAAGCAAAGAGGATGGAATCGCAAAAATCGCCGCTATGACAAAAAGATACGGCAGTGATTATGTAGGACAGCTGCTCCACGATTTCATGGAGGCTACGCCCATTCAAAAAGATAACATCCGTACTCACACTTTCCGAGATGTAGAAGACGATGCAGAGTTTGTTACAGACAACGGCGAGGGAGGTTGGTGGTCTTCTGACAAACCGACCTTTGAAAGAAAGTGGATGAACGAACACCAAGGAAGCGACTACCGTGCATACTATGAATCTGAGGAAAGAAAAGCCGAAGTTGAGCGCCGCATGGAAGAGTATTTCAAGGAAATTGAAACTGATATTGGAACCTCATCTTATCTGGTAGAGTTGGAGTATGAAGACCATACAGAAGTCGGCTCTGCTCTGGAACATGATATTCTTCCAAATCAGGATTTTACGGTTCGTCGATTTAGTCATCATTGAATGAGAGGTGTTTCAATGAAGTTTAGAAAAGATTTTGTCACCAATTCCAGCAGTTCAAGTTTTGTATGTGAGCTTTGTGGGAGAACCGAAAGCGGCTGGGATATGGTCTTGCGTGATGCAGAGATGGTAGAGTGTGTCAACGGCCATACTATTTGTGTGGATGAGATGCTTACCCCTCCGAGAGAGCTGATGATTCAGCTCATCCGTGAAGAAATGGAATCTGCCTGGTCAAATATAGACCATCTTACCGACGAAGAGCTGAATGAAAAGACAGATGAAGAGCTGGAAGATCTGATGCTTGAGCGCGAGGATGGATACTACTGTGTGCCGGAAGAGTGCTGTCCCATTTGCCAGTTTATTGAGTATTCCAATTGTGATTTGGCAAGATTCCTGGAGCGGGAATATAAGGTATCCCGCGACGAAGTTTTTGCAAAGGTAAAAGCGCTGAATAAGCGCCGCAAAAAGCTATATGACAGCGAGTATGTAACTGAGGTGTGCTCCAGATTTAACCTCAACCCAGCCGAAATTGTGTCCGGCCTCAAAAATCGGTTTGGTACATACCGACATTTCAGAGACTATATCAGTTCGAGGTGAGATATGAAACTTAGGACAGATTTTGTGACAAATAGTAGCAGCAGCTCATTTATCTGCTTGCGTTTGCCAACTAAGAATGCCGCTGAAATTCTGGAAAAGAATGACTTATCAGATGAAAAAATCATCCAGAGAATGGACGATGGAGATTTTGACGATATCCATCTGAAAGATAAATACCTTGAGGCCGTTGTGGGTGAATGTGGCCTTGACTATGTTGGCTGGACTCTTGGCGAAACAATTTTGTCTAACCACAACCTGATTGAGTTGCGGGATATGCTTTCAAAGGAAATTAAGGAGACATATCAGCTACATATTCCGCCTGAGGATTTCATGTTTGAGTTTGGCGAGGTGTATAAATGAAAATCCGATCTGACTTTGTGACAAACAGCAGCAGCTCAAGCTATGTAATTGCTTATAGAGATTTGGATGCCCCTCATCCGTCTATCTTAAATAAGATGATTGAAATTGTCTTGTTTTCTGATAGTGGTTATGAAACGACGCGGGGCGAAAAAGTTGCTACTATAGATGAGCTGAACAGCTATATGGTAGATACTTATGGCGGATACGGAGACTTAAACACAATCGACAAGCTTTTGGCGGCAGATAACTACGCAAAAAAGATTCACACGGAATGCGTAAAGGCTCTGAATGATGGATACACAGTTTTGTTTAAGGATGTTGGATACAGCGACGAGACATTGAGCGCTTTATTGCACGACATTGCAAATGAAAATATCGGCGTGAAGATTTTATTTAGCGATTTATAAGGAATTAGTTAATCTATTCGAGGTGATAGAATGTATTCTGCTTTTGTAACCAGAATTAAAAATCTGCGCAAGCATTCTAATGCAGATCGGCTACTGTGCGGAGAATGCTTTGGCAATACAGTAATCGTTGGGCTTGATACGCAGCCCGATGAGCTTGGCGTGTACTTCCCCGTTGACGGAAAGCTCGGAATTGAATTTGCACAGAAGAATGACCTGCTGCGCAGAAAGGATGAAAACGGGAATCCAGCTGGTGGTTATCTCGATCCAGAGAAGAGAAATATCAAGGCTCTAAAACTGCGCGGCGAAAAGAGCGACGGCCTGTTTATGCCTTTGTCTTCTCTGACGGATTTTACAGATATCTCTCAGCTGAAGGAGGGGGACACCATCACTCAGCTTAACGGAGTGACAATCTGCGAAAAGTATGTCCCCGCTCGTAAGCAAAGTGCAAATGTAGGAGCCGGGAACCGTACCAGAAAGCGTAAAGATCCCATCTCTCCCCTATTCATGGAACATGCTGATACAGAACAGCTGCCGTACAATCTTGGAGCATTTCATCAAGGCGATCTCGTAGAAATCACGCTGAAAATGCACGGGACTTCTCAACGGACTGGATACCTTCCCATGCTGTCTGGTTATAAGCGCACATTGCTTGACAAGCTGCTCCGCCGGCCTGGTACTCCAATCTATGATTGGGGGTATGTAACAGGCACTCGCCGCGTTGTCCTTGATACATATGATGGTGGTTTCTATGGTAGCAATGCTTTCCGCGAGCAACATGCCAAAGTATTTGAAGGAAAGCTCCATAAGGGAGAGACGGTTTACTATGAAGTCGTTGGATTTACAGATGACGGGAACCCGATTATGGCCTCTTGCGACAACAAGAAGGTCGGTGACAAGGATTTCGTAAAGCAATATGGCAAGCAGACTGTGTTCAGTTATGGTTGCAGCCCGGATGGTGTAGACGCTCCAAAATCTGCCCTTTATGTATACCGAATGACCATGACAAATGAGGATGGGGATGTAGTTGAATATCCGCCGTTCTACATGCGTTATCGCTGTGAACAGATGGGCGTAAACTGCGTCCCGCTCCTGTGGTCTGGGTTTGTACCTGAGAACGCCAATCCTGGCGAATGGGTAAAGGGTGTAGCTGAATTCTACTACGACGGAGCAGACCCCATTGGGAAGTCGCATGTGCGTGAGGGTGTTGTCTGCCGTATTGTAAACCGTCCGAAATTTACAGCCTACAAGCACAAGAACTTTGCGTTTAAGGTGCTTGAGGGGATTGTCAAGGAAGTTGCTTCTGCTCCAGATATGGAAGAGGCACAGGAAGTAACTGAGGCAGCGTAATGAGTAGAGAAATGATTGAGCCATGGAGACAGTATGGTGTCAAACTTGAAAAGGAAGAGATGGTAGATGGCGTAACCCATCTATTCATCTCTGTCCCGACTGTTTCTGATTTTATCGATGACAATGGAAACGAGCTTTCTGGCGCTTTATTGGCAAAGCGCGTAAAGAGAAGTATTTCTGACCCCATTGTGTTAAAGTCCAGGACTCGCAACGAGAGATGGACAAAGAACATGTCATACAATATCGACTGCAAACCAAAAGAGAACACAAAAAGCAATTACCAAAGTGCAAATCGAAACAGTTATGCAGATCTGTTTGATCTGTTCTTTGGTCAAGGCAGAGGAAATCCGTTTGTTTAATAGGTGAGGTGGTTGAAATAGAATTGGTCGAGCACGATAAGAAAATCATGCACCGGCTTTCAGAACACTTAGATGCAGTAAAGGAGAAGCACCCAGAATGGGTGGGTATTTTCCTACAAGGGTCTCAAAATTACAAGCTCGATTATGAGGGGAGCGATGTTGACTCCAAGCTGATTGTCCTCCCCTCTTTCGAGGATTTTGTTCTGAATAGAAAGCCGCAGAGTTATACGCATATCATGGAAAACGATGAACATGTTGACGTTAAAGATATCCGCTTGATGTTTGACTGTTTTAGAAAACAGAATATCAACTTTGTGGAGATCTTATTCACAAAGTATAGAATCCTTAATCCGAAATATGAATCGTTGTTTTATCCAGTGCTCAATGCACGGGAGTTGATTGGGCGATATAACGACTTTGCTTCTCTGAATTGCATGGTTGGTACGGCGATGGAGAAACAAAAAGCGCTTTGTCATCCGTACCCAGCAACGATAGATAAAATTGAGCGCTTCGGATACGATCCAAAACAGCTCCATCATATTTTAAGGCTTGATGAGTTTATGACGAGATGGCTTGACGGAGAGCCGTATGAAGATTGCTTACTCTCTAAGAAAGCAGATTACTTAAAACAGATCAAATTTGGATGTCTTAGCAAAGATGAAGCTGTTGAGATGGCAGGCCGCTATGTGTCTGCAATGAAATCTGTAAAGACAAAATACATGGAAGATCATGTTCCGTCTGTAAACCGGGATGTTGATTATATTTTGAATCAAACGCTGCTTCAGCTTTTCAAATACAATTTCCAATGTGAAATCGGAGGTGCTGCGTAAATGAATCCCACTTTTATTATGATGGTAGGCTTGCCATACAGCGGTAAGTCCTACTACGCTGAGAAACTGTCCAAAGAGTACGGTGCTGTAGTCTATTCCAGTGACGCGATTAGAGCTGAAATTCTGGGAGATGTTCAAGACCAGAATAATAATGGAAAGGTGTTTGAGGTTCTGCATCGTCGCGTTTACGATGATTTGAGCAATGGGAAGAGCGTAATTTACGACGCAACCAATATTAACTACAAGCGCCGTATGGATACTATCCAGAGATTGAAGCGCATCCCGTGCGAAAAGGTTTGCTATCTAATGGCTACACCTTTTTCTGAGTGTGTAGAGAGAAGCAAGTACCGTGATCGCGTTGTGCCATACGAAGTTCTGGAGCGCATGTACAAATCCATTTGGATTCCACAGTATTACGAGGGCTGGGATCGCATTGAAATCGTGTACCCAGATGGATTTAAGTCGCTCGATACCAAAGAGCTGTTCTGGGGCGAGAACGGCCTGGCCTGGATCAACCAGGACAACCCGCATCACAACTTGACTGTCGGCGCACACTGTATCGCTACATACGCAAATATCCACGGCGGATCTCCTGAACTGTATGAGGCTGCAATGCTCCACGATATCGGTAAGCCATTTACCAAAGCGTTTAAGAATAGCAAGGGTGAGGACACCGATATTGCCCATTATTATGAGCACCACCATGTATCAGCCTACGATAGCCTCTTCTATATCTCCCCCGCTCTTGACGTGCTCTATGTAGCCGGTTTGATTCAGTGGCACATGCGTCCTTTCGAGCTTGAAAGAGTACCTAAATCTCAAAAGGCTCTGGAAAAGTTTAAGCGGCTGATCGGAGAGAAGATGTACAACGATGTAATGGTTCTCCACGAAGCCGATATTAAGGCAAAGGGTACTGACGCAGAGGGCGCAGCATGAAGTGTTCAGTGTGTGGAAGAGAGTTTGAAACAGTATACCCATGCCCTTATAACCAATCATTTGGCGCTGTGTGTGAGGAATGCTGCGATAAGTGTTTTCAGTCAGAGCCTTTCCCCTGTTGGGAGAAGATAGAAAGGCTTGGAAAAGAATATAAGGACGGTGAGTTTTTATTTATACCAAAGAAGACTTAGAAACTATGCAGTCATGGGACTTGGATAGAAAAATCCAGGTCACTACTGCCCGTATCATGGAATGGTATGAGCATTACAACGGCTTAGTCTATGTGGCTTTTTCTGGTGGCAAGGATTCCACCGTCCTTCTCGATCTTGTGCGTCGGATTTATCCAGATGTCCCAGCTGTATTCTGTGACACAGGGCTTGAGTTCCCAGAGGTTCGCCAGTTTGCCAGGAGTGTTGAGAATGTGGTTGTGCTTAGGCCAGAAATGAACTTCAAAAAAGTTATTGAGACCTATGGCTATCCAATTGTATCAAAGCGGGTTGCCGATACAGTAGAGTACGGCCATAAGCCTGGTTCTTTTCGGTGGAAAGAGCTTCACGGAGAAATCATTCGGAGCAATGGTACAAAGTCAGAATTTAACTGTGAAAAGTGGTGCTACTTATTAGACGCTCCGTTTAAGGTGTCTTCTCGGTGCTGCAATATTATGAAGAAGAAACCAATGAAGAAATACTCAAAAGAAACTGGCCGCGTACCTATTATTGCTACCATGGCAGATGAAAGCCGTTCACGCAGATCAGTGTGGATGTCTACCGGGTGTAACGCCTTTCACAAGAAATCCCCGTCTTCCCAGCCTATGTCGTTTTGGACAGAAAATGATGTTCTTGAATATATCCATACCTATAATATCCCATACGCTTCTGTTTATGGCGACATTGTACCCTATGGGGGGGGTGGACAACGACAGGCGAAAAAAGAACCGGATGTGTGTTTTGCGCCTTTGGCGCTCATTTGGAGAAGTTTCCAAACCGTTTCCAGCGGCTCAAACAGTCTCATCCAAAGCTGTGGGAGTATTGCATGAAACCTGTTGAAGAGCATGGTCTTGGTATGCGCAAGGTTTTAGAGTTTATCGGTGTACAGTGTGATTGAAAGAGGTGTTTTTATCAAGTTATTCAGAAAATCTTTATTAGCCTGTATTGTTGCGGGTGTACTGGTTATGCCGGCTCATGCAGCAACATCATCTGAAATTAAGCAGCAGATCGATGCCGTGATTGAAAAGCAAAATTTGGCGCACCAGATCGCTGAATATGTCCGTTCATTTGGCGAGGATGACAGTAATCCAGCCATTCAATTTGCCCAGGAAAAATGGGCAGAGCAGCAATCAATTTTAATTCCGCTTTATGAACAGTATAACAAAGCGGTGCAAGAAGAGAATAGCAAGGGACATTATCTTGGCCGATTTAGGATCTCCCACTATTGTCCTTGTTCCATCTGTAATGGAGGATATTCAGGCACTGCGTCTGGCGCTCCATTGACTCCGTGGGTATCTATTGCTGTAGATCCGTCTGTTATCCCGCTCGGCAGCTCGGTTTACATAGATGGGTATGGTAGCTTCAAAGCACATGATACTGGCGGTGCAATCAAAGGCAACCGCATCGATGTATGCGTAAGCAGTCATGCAGAGGCATATCAGCTTGGCGTTGTGTACCGAGATGTGTATGTCAAATAAATTTTCGTTGTCCGGTTAATTATTTGGCTTGTTCGTCAGAAGGTATATAGAGACGCATGGAGGTGATATGGTGCGAGAAGGAGAGCTTTTATATATCCGTCCAAGAAATAGCAGTACATCGGGCGGAATGATAATGAAGTTTGAGAGTAGCTATCGTGGCGAAGAAGATTTAAGTTATCACGGCAGCCCATGGTATGAAAACTTCATTGTCTGCACAGATCCAGTAACTGGCGAGAAGAAGGAATTTGGAGACCAAAGTTATACATGGAGAAGTGCAATAGGGTATATCAAATTCCTTCAAGAGCAAATAGCAAAGGTCAAAAATATTGTATCTTATATTTGAGGCGATGTTATGAACAGTAATATAGAAAGGAGCTAATGCCAATCCCGGTAAGCCGGGTTTCTGTAAGATTGATAAGTGCAGAGTAAAACCATCTGTTACAGCGTGAGAGCCAAAGGCTGGTAGCATGGGAGGATTAGATGGTTGACCTCAACCGAGATGGTTGTGGTCGGTATGAAGTACATTGCAAGCGTAAGCTTTGGCAAGGATTCTCTTGCTATGCTGCTCCGTCTAATGGAGGAAAATTGGCCGTTAGATATCGTTGTGTTTTATGACACAGGCATGGAATTTGATTGTATCTATAAGATAAGAGATAAAATCAAGCCAGTGTTGAAAGAAAGAGGGGTAGAATATGTCGAGTTAAAACCAAAAATTCCATTCTTGTATTCTATGCTGGAGAAAGAAATCAATAGCAGGCAGAAAGGCACACACTACGGTTACGGTTGGTGTGGTGGTTTATGTCGTTGGGGTACTTCTGAAAAGCTCAGAGAAATCAAGCAATTCAAAGATGCTCTTGCAGAGCCTGTTATCGACTATGTTGGCATTGCATTTGATGAGCCAAAGCGTTTTGATAAAGCGACACAGGAAGGTAAAATGCTACCTCTGGTTCAATGGCAGATGACCGAAAGGGATTGCCTAAACTTCTGCCACGAAAGAGGATTCTATTGGATTGAAAGAGTCGCAAATTGCGGTGTGGAATACATGGATCTGTATTCAATTTTAGACCGGATATCATGCTGGTGCTGCTGTAACAAGAATTTGAAAGAACTGCGAAATATATATCGTTATCTTCCGAATTACTGGCAGAGACTAAAAGGTTTGCAAGAGAAAATTGATCGCCCATTCAAGGGTTATTACAAAGGTCAGGCCAAAGGAATCTTTGAGCTTGAAGAAAAATTTTCAAAAGAATTAGTTAATCAATTTTGAAAAGGATGTGTTCGATTGAATTACAAAACTGCCCTATTCTGCGAGTTCGATAAGTACGCCGCAGAAAGCTATTGTGCAGTCCATGGCGTAGATCCGTCTCTGAACATTGGCGACATCACAAAGGCAGATGAAAAGTCTGTGCCTGATTTCAATACCATGTTTGGCGGAAGCCCTTGCCAGGACTTCTCAATCGCGGGCAAACAGGGGGGGCTGCATGGTCATGTAAAAGCTGCGGCCATACATATAACCCCTTAGAAGCCCACTACACTATGCGGGATAAATGCCCTAAGTGCGGATCAACAGAGATTGAAAAGACAAGATCTTCTCTTCTTGTAGAATGGCTCAGATTCCTAAGAGAAAAGAAGCCTCGCTTTGCGATTTATGAAAATGTCAAAAATATTGTAGGCGCTCGTTTTAAGGCTACATTTGATTTATTTGTCAAAGAACTGGAGGACTACGGATACAATGTGTATTGGCAGGTTCTGAACGCAAAGAACTATGGCATTCCTCAGAACCGAGAGCGTGTATATTGTGTCATCATCCGTAGGGATCTTGATAATGGGAAATTCCAGTTTCCCTCCCCCATCCCGTTAAAGCATACTCTTATCGATATGCTGGAGAAGGAAGTTGATGAGCGATATTATCTCAGCGACGATAAAGTAGCTGGGATGATCGCCCCCCCCCGCTGCGTAACGTCAGCAGAACAGTACGAACAAGCGGAAGAAGCTCAACAGACCGGCACACATGGGACTTACTGCCGGCAGATTGGAGCAAAGCTAAGCCAGAAGGGAACAACATTTGATGGGTATAGCGATGTAGCTATGACACTTCTGGCGAGAGACTACAAAGGGTTTGGGAATCAACCTATGACGGGAGTAATTGAACATGGGAGATCAGATTATTCAAGTGGGAAATGTATGCCCTACCAAGACAAGAAGTAATCCGAATCAAGGTAGAGTGTATGACCCACAAGGTATCTCCCCTACCCTAAGCTGTATGGGGGGGCAATTTGGAGCCACACATTATTATTTATGATGATTACAATAGGAGGATCAAGTCAGATCAGACTTGCATAGGAACTGTTATGCCAAATTTCAAAAATGATGCGCCTGGGAACGGTACAAAGCTGATTGTGCCCGCACAAAAGAGATACCGCGTTAGAAAATTAACTCCAAAGGAGTGCTGGCGGCTCATGGGTTTTGAAGATGATGACTTTGAAAACGCCAGAAATAGAATGAACGAAAATTTATATAAAGGAAATGACAGATCTTCTTCTCAGCTTTATAAGCAGGCTGGGAATAGCATTGTTGTAGATGTTTTACTACATATCATGGAAAATCTCTATGATGCAATGCCGTACCTATTCGATGGTATGGTAGTCGGTTCCTTTTTCAGCGGGATTGGAGCGTTTGAAAAGGCGTTGACAAGACTCCAAACAGAACCGCATGAGTATTCGCCTATTAGCAAAGAAGATATGCCAAATCTACAGCAGGTCGGATACATCAATGATTACAACGGTGACGCAAACAGAGTGTACAGTGGCGATGGTGTATCCCGTACCCTCAAGGCAGATGCTGGGGGGGGTGGAGCGAAAACAGGATGGTACACGGTTCCCCGCTCGGCCTAATCGATCCGCAGGGCAGGTCTGGGAAGAAATGCGCAATAAAACCTATGTGCCCAACGCTGCGGGCGCAAATCCATGGTAATCCACCAGGAGTTGTGTATGGAGAAAATCAGAATTAAGCAGGCTACAAAGAAAGGATATATTGAATGCCTTGTGGGGGGGGGCTGTTGACCTGTCCTATCCCAACAGCAAAACCAGACGTGGCCGCGTACAAGAGGGCGGATTGATATGCCCAACAATAACCGCTCAAAACACTGGAATTTGCGTGATTGAGTTACAAGAAAAACACGAAAAATCTCTTGACATTTGAGGATTATCTGCTATACTGTAATAGGAGATAGTTAATCAATTTCGACAAATAGCCGAAATTTATAGCCCGCATTAGCAATTAGTTAATCAAATTTTATCAAAGGAGTAAAGTTTATGACCACAGAAGATTTCATCAAGAATGTAGCGCACGACCTGTTTTCCAGCAGAGTCACTCTTACCCCTATTGCAGAGGCGAAAGCAATTCCCTGCAATATCATTCCGAAGCCGGCGCAGGTTATCTTCAACCCTCCTGCCACTATTGTGTACTGGGAGGACGGCGACAAGACTGTTGTTCGTTGCGATAACGATGTGTTCTCTGAGGAATTCGGCTATGCCATGGCCTGTATGCGAAAGGCTTATGGGTCTCGTGGGGAGTTTAAGGCTCAGTTCAAGAATGCGTTCCGTCCATACCTAAAGCCCAATAAAAAGGGTAAGGACAAGAACAAGGACGCATCTCATACCGCCCTCCCTCCTAAGTCTAAGATTATTGGCCTGGATCAGATGATTAAGCAGCTGGCCGGTGACGATAGCATGGGTGTCTGCGTTGGTTATCGGGTAAAGGAAGACGAGTAATTTCGTATGCGTAGAGTGTGGCTGTGTGTTTCGGAATCCAAAGGAGTATACTGAGACACACGGCCTCGACACTCCGCCATATGAGCATTTCACTGGTTGCCCAATGTGTGGAGGGAGTTATGTACCTTACAAACAATGTGATTTGTGCGGGAATCCGATTTTTGACGAATACATTTTGCTGAAATCAGGCGAGGTGTATTGCGAAAATTGCTATTGCCGCAAAAATATCGATGATTTATGGGAGTGATATATCCTGGTAAATGAAGATCTAAAACAGCGATACCTATCTATTTGCAGAGACAACATTAAGCGCAGTGGCCTGGATGATTTGTTAGCCTGGATTGAAAGTACGGATTTTTATTCTGCTCCTGCCAGTACAAAGTTCCACGGAAACCATGAAGGTGGTCTCTTGGAGCATTCGCTGATTTATGCAAAGCAAACTACTATACAGTAGGCACTAAGAATGTAAAGGACGAGCAGACTGGACAGTGGCATAAAGAGCCTTTCTATAAGGCGGAAGACCAATTCCCTGTTGGTCATGGCGAGAAGTCTGTTATTATTCTGCTTCAATATATGAAGCTGACAGATGAAGAGATTTACGCAATCAGATGGCACATGTCAGGGTTTGATAGTGCTGTAAAGGGCGGAGATTTTGGATGTAGCAAAGCATATGATATGTGCCCGTTTGCTGTTTTGCTCCACCTTGCAGATATGGAAGCTACTTATTTGATGGAGGAACGCAGTGTCTGAAAACACAAACACAATGAACTTGAACAAGAAGCTATTTGAGCTTCGCAAGTATGTAGATGTAGTAAAGAAAAGCAAGAAGGGATACGGATATACGTATGCTTCTATCGTTGAAATTCTTGCCAAACTGAAAGCCGGCATGGATAAATACGGTCTTTTGCTGGAAGAGGAATGCGTACACGGTTCGCAAAAAATTGTAATTGACCACTATGAAAAGCCGAAGGTGCTCAAAGACGGAAAGACCATCCAGGAAGTCGTACACGAATTTGTGGTGTCTCAGGATATTATCTTTACCTGGATCGATGTTGACAGCGGAGAGTTTAGACAGGTTCCTTGGACTTGCTGTGGAGAGCAGGCAGATCCTTCCCAGGCACAGGGTGGGGGATTCACTTATGCGCAGCGTCAATTCCTAACGCAGTATTTCCAGATCGCAACGCCGGATGACGATCCCGATTATTACCGCAGTCAGAAGGAAGAGGCGGAGGTCGAGGCAAATATGGCCGTAACAAAACAGATTGTTACGAAGATTGATGCCCATGTTCACAGTTTTCTTGACGCAAACGACAATTCTGATACGGCGAGAAAAGCGTTGACAGAGCTGGTTAAGAAATATGTACGCAACGGAAGTAAGCCGAGCGCTGACTATATGAATTATTTGACAGATCCAGAGGTTGCTGCGCAGCTTCTGGAGGAACTGCAAAAGCAGTGCCCTATTGGTAAGGATGGAGGTAAACAATAATGGGATTTCACGAGGGCGCATACGCAACAGTATGGGAGATCACGAACCAGGGAGACAATTTTTCCAAAGTTCGCCTCTCCATCAGTAGAAAAGATAAGAAGTCGGACGAGTATGTAACCGACTTTAATGGATTCGTTGGGCTTGTCGGAGAGGCAAATAAGAAGCTCAACCTTATTGATTCCGCTTTGTCTTCTGGAGATCGGTGCAGAATCAAGATCGGAGCATGTGATGTATCCAATAAGTACAATAAGGATGAAGGGAAAGAGTACACCAACTTCACCATGTTCGACTTTGAGTTGAGCGACGGAGCTGCACAGTCTGATGATAGAAAGTCAGCTAAAGCAACGAAGAAAAAGGCCAAGGCTAAGCCTGCTGCGTTGGCAGATGAAGAGTCCTCTGAAGAGGATGACGAAGACCTCCCGTTCTGATCAACAGTCTGGCGGTGATGCTCTATTCGTTATGATTTAACGATATCAGATATGGTATGGAGCTATTCTCGCCTCACATCGTTTGATGAATGCCCTTACAGATGGTTTTTGAGCTATCTGTATCGTGACGAGTTCGGTAGGCCGCTGAAAAAGAAAAGTGGGTTTTTTGCAGAGTTCGGAAGCTATATCCATATGATTATGCAAATGTACTTAGACGGTGTTTTGAAGGAATCTGATCTTTCTACATTCTATGTAGCCCACTTTTCTTCTAATGTAAGGTCAAAGGCTCCAAACCAAAAAATCTACCATAATTATTTTGAGCAGGGGTTCCGTTATCTTGATAATCTATCTTTCCCAAAGAGAGATATCCTTGGTGTAGAGCAGCAGGTAAGTTTTGAATTTGCTGGCAGACCATGGACTGGCTTTATAGACCTTATCAGTGAAGAAAACGGGAAGTTGATTATCACAGACCATAAATCAAGGACATTGAAGCCCCGTTCAAATCGGGCATCCCCTACAAAGTCGGATTTGGAATTAGACAGCTACTATAGACAGCTGTATGTATACTCTGCGCCAGTCAAAGAGTTATACGGTAAATATCCAGATGCACTTGAATTCAATTGTTTTCGTTCACAGACAATGATTCAAGAGGCTTTTCGAGAAGAGAAATTTCATCGTATGGAGCAATGGTCAAAAAAAGAGATTGAAAAAATCATCATAAATGATGACTGGGGAGCAAAGCCAGATTATTGGCGTTGTCATTATCTATGCGATGTGAGTGGGGATTGTGAGTATAGAAACGCTTCCTAAAGAGAGGGGTGACGGGAACTGCAAATTGATCGTGATACGATCCTTGAGGCGAAAGAAAAGCTGGGCGATGATAACGCAAAGATTATCGTTCAGGAGTTAGGCATTGAGGATTTTGACGAACAGAACCTACGGTGCTGTTGCCCCTTTCACCAGGAGGATCACGCATCGTTTATATATAACCGCAAAACATACTCTTTCCACTGCTTTGGGGCGTGTGCAAGAAATTACGACATTCTTGATGTGTTCATCTATAAGGGTATGACCTATCTTCAGGCTTGTCAGAAGCTGTTTGATTTGGCTGGAATCAAATACAGCTTTGGTGAGCTTGGGGTAAAAACAAAGCATCAATATAGGTATCCAAAAGAAGTACCTATTGGAGATAAAAGCAAGATCTATGCGTATTTCAAAAAGCGTTGCATTAGCCCTCAGACATTGGATTACGCAGATGTCAGACAGGACGAAGAAGGAAACATCGTGTGGAACTACTATGATTCCAACGATGTTCTGACTATGGTAAAGTACCGCCCATCCAGAAAGATCCACAAGGGAGAAAATAAATGCTGGTGTCAAAAGAATGCTGATACAAGTAACCTCCTATTTAACATGAACCGTATAAACACAACCGCTCCCCTATTGATCTGCGAGGGCGAACCCGATTGTTTATCCGCTATTGAGGCTGGTTTCACAAATGCAGTCTCCGTCCCGCTCGGCAGCGGGAATTTCCACTGGATCGAAGAGAATTGGGATTGGTTAGAGCAGTTTGACAGCATCATTGTCTGCTCCGACAACGACGAGGCCGGGCAAAAAATGCAAAAAGAGGTTGTGTATCGTCTCGGCAGCTGGAGAACTAAGGTCGTTGAAGTGCCTCCCATTTTTGAGGCAGAGAACGGCAAAAAATATAGTATCAACGATCTCAACGAAGCTCTTTATTATCTCGGCAAAGAAAAAGTCCTTGAAATCATTCTGAATGCCAAGGATAGCCCAGTGCCAGGCGTAATTGATTTCTCCGACATCCAGGATGTTGACTTAGACCAGATTGATGGTATTACAACTGGTATTCGGCCTCTTGACCGATATCTTATGAAGCTGTTCCAGGGGACATTAAACATCATCACTGGTATCAACGGTGCCGGCAAGAGTTCGTTTATCAACCAAATTATTTGCCAGTCTCTTGAACAGGATAAAAATGTGTTCCTGTTCTCTGGTGAGCTTCCTAATTTCCAGACAAAAAACTGGTTGAACTCCGTTCTTGCAGGCCAGCGCCATATTGAAGAGCGTCATTTTCAAGACGCGACATATTACAAGGTAAGGCCAGAGGCAAAGCGGGAGATTGATGAGTTTTACCGTGGCCGCTTGTACATCTATGAGGATGGCCGCTCTAACCGGATGACCGATCTTCTGAAGACTATGGAAGACTCTGTTCGCAAATATGGGACAAAACTTTTGATTCTTGATAATCTCACCGCTATCAATCTGGAATGCAGCGATGATAACAAGTACAATAAGCAATCTGAATTGATAATGAACCTGATTGCGTTTGCAGTAAAGTTCAATGTCATCGTTCTGCTTGTTGTCCATCCTCATAAGATTGACACAATGCGGCGGCTTAACAAGATGGATGTTCAAGGCATTTCGGCCATTATTGATTTGGCGCACAGAATCATCAGTCTCTACCGCGTGTCGGAAAAGGATAAGCAGGGAGAACAAAAGATGAATGGGTCTGGTTGGCGCGTTAAGCCAATCAAGGAGGATGTTCTGATCGACATTCTAAAAGACAGAATGCTTGGGTTCGAGGGTAGAAGCGTTGGTGTATATTACGACCAACCTTCCAGGCGGTTTTTTACTTCTGAAGAGGATTTGGATCGTCGATACTCCTGGGATAAGCACCCGTACACAGGTGGTCTCCCCTATCCCCCAGCTCAGTTAATTGATGAAGAAGATGAGGTATTCGGAACAGTAGATGGATAGTGGTAAGGAGGCGAAACTTCTGTCTAAAAATTATACTGCTTACCATGTGCATTCAGAGCTGTCCTTGCTGGATAGCGCGACAAAGTTTCAAGACTATATTGATCGTGCTGTCCAGCTTGGTCAGACATCGATTGCATTTACGGAACACGGAAATATATATCAGTGGGTTGCAAAAAAGATGGCCTGTGATAAAGCGGGAATCAAATATCTTCATGGTGTAGAGTGCTATTTGACCGAGCAGCTCTATGAGTACCCAGATGTAAACGACTTATGGTATGAGGCGCAGCAAGGTCGAAGCGAAGAAGAAGCACAAAAAGAGCTTTCTGATCTAATGGAGTCTGGGAAAAAGAAGGTCAGAGACAATTATCACACGATTTTGATTGCAAAGAATTATGACGGCATCCTTGAAATCAACAATCTTGTGAGCCTGTCCAATCGTGAAGATCATTTCTACTATAAGCCACGAATTACATTTGATGAGTTTCTTGGCATCTCTGATAATGTGATTAAGATTAGCGCCTGTCTCGCATCCCCTCTGAACAAGCTTAGCATTCGGCATCCGATGTATGAAAAGCTGCTTCGGCATTATGATTATTTAGAGGTGCAGGCTCATAACTTTGGAGAACAAATCTCTTACAACTGTCACTTGGCGGAAATGTCTAAGAAGTACGGGATTCCCTTGATCGCTGGCACAGATACGCACAGCATTGATGCTTATAAGGCAGAGTGTAGGAGTATCATGCAGCTGGCAAAACATATTGAGTTTGCAGACGAAGACAGCTTTGACTTGACCTACAAGACCTATGACGAACTGGTTGAAATGTTCCGTATTCAACACGCTTTGCCAGAGTCGGTTTTCCTCCAGGCGATAGAAAACACAAACCGTATGGCAGATTCTGTTGAGCCTTTTGATCTGGATATCAGCTTCAAATATCCTAAGCTGTATGGCGCTGAAGACAAAACTGTGTTTGATGATACTATTCAGAAAAACTTTGAGGCCAAAATTGAAGAGGGCGCAATCACCCAGGAACAGATACCCAAATTCAAAGAGGCAATCAAAGAAGAGTGCCGCGTCTTCGATAAAATCGATATGTCTGGCTTTATGCTGTTTATGTCAGAGCTTGTAACATGGTGCAAATCAAATGGTATCCCGATTGGGTTTAACCGTGGTTCTTGCGGCGGCTCTCGCGTGGCCTATGTGACAAACACGACAGACCTCAATCCTGAAACCTGGCACACGGTTTTCTCTCGGTTTTGTAATGAAGACCGTAAAGAGATCGGAGATATCGATATTGACGTATCCCCTTCCGATAGAGACAAGGTGTATGAGTACATCATCAATAGGTTTGGGCAGGAAAAAACCGCCTTTATCCTTGCGATTGGTACGATTAAATCCAAAGGGTGCATTGATGAGATTTGCCGTGCGCTTGGTGTAAAGTGGAATAAGGAACATCAAAGAGACGAAAAAGAGTTCCGAAAAGTGATGGAACAGCTAAAAGATGATGGCGTATCAATTGCCTTTGGCGATGTGGGGGACGGGTTTGGTCTGTATCTCCTTGATAAAAACGGAAAACTAATTTTGCCGAAAAGATTTGAGCAAACTCCACGAGCTGAACTGGTCAAACAATTTTCTAAGGAGTACACAAAACTCAAAGAGGAAAATGAGAGAATCTTTCAGAAGAACCCATGGGTTGGCAAAGTAAATAACGAGATTAAAGACTTGTTTGAGCTGGATGAGGAAAAAGCAAGAACAAAATATCCAGAAGTGTTTTACTACTACGACGGGCTTCTTGATGTTGCGATTTCTCAATCCATGCACCCGGCAGGCATTGTGGCAAGTCCAATCACACTGCGGGATCACTACGGTACATTTCTCTCTGAAGGAAAAGAAATCTTGCAGATCGACATGGAATGTGTGCATGAGGCTGGCCTTGTGAAATACGATATCCTTGGATTAAAGAATATCGAAATCATAAAGGACACATATGCACTGATTGGAAAGCCATATCCAAAGTCTCACGAGATCAACTGGGATGACGATGCGGTTTGGAAAGACATGCTGCGTTCCCCTATCGGGATCTTCCAGTTTGAATCAGCTTTTGCCTTTGACAGCCTGCGGAAATTCAAGACACACAGCATCTATGATATGTCCCTGGTCACTGCGTGTATCAGGCCGTCTGGTGCGTCGTATCGAGATGAGCTTCTTCAGCGAAAACCACACCACAACCCTTCCCCTATCATTGACGATCTTTTGAAAGACAATCTTGGCTATCTTATCTACCAAGAGGATACCATTAAGTTCTTACAAGAGATTTGCGGTCTATCAGGCAGTGAGGCAGACAATGTACGCCGCGCCATTGGCCGCAAACAAAAAGATAGACTTGAAGCAGCTTTGCCAGATATCTTAGAGGGGTACTGTTCTAAATCGTCACAGCCAAGAGAAGTGGCAGAAGAAGAGGCAAAAGAGTTCCTTCAAATCATTGAAGATAGTGCGTCCTACCAGTTCGGGTATAACCACTCAATTGGATATTGTATGATCGGCTATCTGTGCGCCTACCTTCGCTATTATTATCCAGCTGAATTTATCACGGCGTATTTGAACAACGCAAACAACGAGGAAGACATCAAGAACGGAAGCGCCCTGGCAGAGCTGTATGGGATTCAAATTGTCCCGCCTCGATACGGCATCTCTAAGGACAAATATGTGTTTGACAAAGATCGGCATGTGATAGCCAAGGGAATCAACTCTATCAAGTACATGAACAGCGCTGTGGCAAACGAACTTTATGATCTTTCAAAAAGAAGTGCTACTGATACATTTATGTCGCTGCTTAGTTTGATGAATTCAGAGACATCTCTTGACACCAGACAGAGAGACATTCTGATCAAGATTGACTTCTTTTCTGATTTTGGAAATGTTGTTGAACTTTCAAAAATCACATCTGTGTTTACATTTTTCAAGAACGGGACAGCAAAGAAAGTCCAGAAAGATAAACTGAGCGGCCAGATGCTTGAGATTGTATCGAAACATGCAACCGATAAAACAAAGAGTGGGACAGAAGCAAAGGCTTATAGCATTACAGATATGCAGGGTCTTCTAAATGAGTGTGAAAGCATTATTAAGGCTTTGAATCTCCCAGATTTAGATTTGAAATGCAAAATACAAAATCAAATCGAACTTATGGGATATATTGACCTAACAACTAACAAGAAAGAAGACCGCCGCAAGCTTTTGATTACAGATGTGTTCCCGTTGTCCAGTAAAAAGGATAATACAATTTGGGGATACGCTGTGCAAACAAGATCTATCGGTAGTGGGAAAATGGCGCGTCTCACAATCCGTTCACATACTTTTACGAAAACACCCATTAAGCGGTTTGATATCGTGTTGGCAAAAGAATTGGAGAAAAACAGGAGTGGTTATTGGTATTTGCTTGATTACGAATTGATTGCATAATGTAAGAAAGGATATAACGGAAATGACACATAAACATAATTTTATCTTCAAAACGGTAACATGCCTGATTATGGCCTCGGCAATTTTTGTTTTGACTTCGTTTGTTCTGCCAGATACAAATGTGGTTGAGGCAAAGCAGATGTCTTGCATTTCATATGAAACTCCTGCTTCGTCGAATGATACAGAGGTGGAAGATGCAGCTATTGAGAAAGCCAAGGCAAGTCCGCAGGTGGAGAAAGAGAGTGTAGATGTGAATACTCCCGCTATTCCGTATACAGAAGATGATTTAGATTTATTGGCTCGTCTTATCACTGCTGAAATGGGAGCCAGCTGGGTATCTGATGAAATGCAGCTGTATGTTGGCAGCGTTGTGATAAACAGAATGAACCATGAACTGTTCCCTGATACTCTATATGACGTAATCTACGCAAAAGGCCAATACTCTCCCACATGGAATGGCGCGATAAATAATACGCCAGACGAAAGAACTATTGAAAACGCAAGACAGCTCTTAGAGCATGGCAGCGTTCTACCTGAAAATGTAGTGTTCCAGGCAAACTTTCCGCAGGGCGATGGTACATACTATGAATACTACGATGAGGTGCTTGGGACTACAACATATTTCTGCTATTTAAGCAATTAGTTAATCTATTTATGGAGGTTCTGTAATGAAGGTAATTAAGCCAAGCTTTCAAATTATTACGCCGATTGATTCAGATCAGATTCTGAAAACAATCGAAACTGTTGGCCGCACATGCTATAAGAGTGAGGGTAAGATTACAGATGATTCATGCAAATCTTTTGTATCTGGGATTATTAAACGCGGGCATGAGGCTGTAATTGAGCACTACAATATCACGGTGCGTCTTATCAATGATCGTGGCGTTTCCCATGAAGAGGTGCGCCACCGTATTGCAAGCTACGCCCAGGAGAGCACAAGATACTGTAATTATTCCAAGGATAAGTTTGGAAAAGAGATTACATATATCGATCTCAAAGGCGGTATGGAGCTTGATCCAAAAATGAAGAATCTGGATGCGGAAACCGTTGCTTCTATTTACAACGAATGGCTTATGGCCTGTAGTGATGCTGAGCGCCATTACAATCGTATGATTGAACTTGGCGCATCTCCCCAGATTGCCCGCTCCGTATTGAATAATTCCACAAAGACAGAGATTTGTATCACAATGAACATGCGTGAATGGCGGCATTTCTTCAAGCTCCGTACTCCTATTGCGGCGCATCCGCAGATGAGAGAAATTGCGGCGATGTTGCTGAATGAGTTTAAGGCGAGAATCCCGGTGATTTTTGACGATATCGAGTGCGAGGTCGAGTAAATGAAGGTAGTTTGTATTTCTGGTAAAGCGCAGCATGGAAAGGATACGACTGCTGGGATGATAAAAACAGCGTTGGAGAGTATGGGACATACCGTACTAATTGCCCATTACGGCGATCTTGTAAAGTATGTATGTCGAACTTTCTTTGGATGGAATGGGGAGAAAGATGCTTATGGTAGAAGCCTACTCCAGAAAGTTGGGACAGACATTGTACGGGAGCAGCGTCCCAATTATTGGGTTGATTTCGTCAAAGATATGCTCTCAATGTTCCCAAACGAATGGGATTTTGTTCTTATTCCTGACAGCAGATTTCCAAATGAGATCGACGGTTTGAAACAAGCCGGGTTTAATGTGATTCATTTAAGGGTACGCCGGGAGAACTTTGAAAGCCCCCTTACTACAGAACAGCAGAATCACCCGTCTGAAACTGCGCTCGATCATGTAGTCCCAGATTTTCTAATCGTGAACGACGGCACATTGGAGGATCTTTACAATAAAGTTTGTAATATCGTCGTAGACAGATATGGAGTGTGTGCATGAAGAAACTGACCATATTAGTTGATATGGACGATGTTCTCGAAAACCTCGTTGAGTGTTGGGTTGATGAGCTGAATAAGAAATGCGGGTCTTCTCTTTGTGAAGAGGATATCACTGATTGGAGAATTGCCAAGTTCTTCCCATCTCTTACAAATGAAGACCTTTTCTCCCCTCTCAACACCGCTGAATTTTGGGGAAAGATTGCTCCAATGCAGAACGCCCAGGATATCCTAAAGAAATTGATTGATGATGGACACACTATCCGCATTGTCACAGCATCTCATTATGCTACGGTTCCTGCAAAAATCAAGCGGTTGCTTGAAATGTATCCTTACCTAAAGTGGGAGGATGTCATTGTCGCAAGTGATAAGAGCCTTATTTTCGGTGACATTATGATTGATGACGGCACACACAATCTTGAAGTTACAAGTTGTGGTCTGGCTGTTCTCTTTGATCGTCCACACAATAGGAGCTATAACGATGAGGCAGCTGGGATGGTAAGAGTAGAAACCTGGGATGAAATTTATGAAGTTGTCTCTGAATTTGCAGATATGCTTTCCGATGAAGATGAGATTGACCAAGTTCTGAAAGGAGTAGATGTAGAAAGCGCATGATTGTAGTGTATTCAACTGGGTGCCCTAAATGCGGGGTCTTAGAGCGTAAGCTCAACGAGAAAAGTATCTCATATGAGATGTGTACAGATGTAGATAAAATGCTTGCCCTTGGCATTACATCGGTTCCTGTGCTTGATGTTGACGGGAAAATGATGGATTTTCAAGAGGCGGTAAAGTGGATCAATGAACAGGGGGAGTGATGGAATATGGATATTACGCTAAAGCTATCTAAAGACTTTGAGCGCTGCTTAGAAGACCTGAAAAAGAAATATGGTGAGGATTTTGAGTATATCAATGGTGTTCATCCGAGCCAGCTGGACTTCTCCGAGTTTATTGACAATTTCGTAGACAAGGATACATTGGCGGATGCCTCTATTGATCCCAATGCAAATGCAAACCATAAAGATATCCGAAGCTTTATGACAGAAAAAGCTAAGAGTGAGGATAAGCTTTTCGCACTGAACAAGATCTTTATGACCATCAAAAAGCAGTGGGGGTTGCGCACCGCAAAGCAGTGGTTGGAGCAGGAGTTCAGCAAAGGCTTCTATCTCAACGACAGCACGACAGCCAGCTATTTCCCATACTGCTGGGCAAATGATTTGACTCGGTTGGCAACAGAAGGTCTTTTCTTCCTGGATCATTATAACCACCAAGCTCCAAAGCACCTTACCACATATTTTGATGATGTAATCGAGTTCGTGTCCTTCCTTTCCAACCGTCAGTCTGGCGCAGTTGGCCTACCCAATGTATTGATCTGGGCGTGGTACTTCTGGAAGAAGGATGTTGACGGTGGATACTATATGAAGAATCCGTCATATTACGCCAGGCAGCAATTCCAAAAGTTCGTCTATCGTCTGAATCAGCCATTCCTCAGAATCGATCAGAGCGCTTTCACGAATGTCTCTATCTTTGACCGCCCTTATCTGGAATCCCTGTTTGGTGGTGTGGAGTTCCCCGACGGACAGCTTGCCATTGACCATATTGAGGATTTCATCGAGTTCCAGAAGGTCTTTATGGAGGTTGTAAGCGAAATTCGAGAGGAAAATATGTTCACCTATCCGGTGCTTACCTACTCGCTTTACTATAAGGACGGGAAGTTCCAGGACGAAGAGTTTGCTCGTTGGTGCAGCAACCACAACATCAAGTGGAGCGATTCCAATTTCTTTGTCAGCGATAATATCGGTATCCTATCAAACTGCTGCCGGCTGCTCAGCGACACCAAGAAGCTGGATGCGTTTATCAACTCTATCGGCGGTACAGCCCTCAGTGTTGGTTCGTGTCGCGTCAGCACCATTAACCTTGTCCGCATTGCGTATGAGAGCAAGATGAATAAGAAGAAGTACATCAGCATTCTTCGTGATCGTGTGTTGCTTGATTGTAAGGCTCTGTATTCCATGCGGCATGTCATTCAGAGAAACATCGAGAAGGGGCTTCTTCCGAACTATCAGGACGGTGCCGTGGAGCTGGATAAACAGTTTTGTACCATTGGCGGCATCGGTATGTACGAGGTAATGGATCTCTTTGGCCTGATTAACGAGGATGAAATGGGAAATAAGTCCTACTCAGATGAGGCAGTGGAGTTTGCAACTGAAATTCTCGATACCATCAACGATGTCAAAGATAACTTTGAGTGCGATTTCACATTCAACCTGGAAATGATTCCTGCGGAGAATTGCGCTGGTGTCATTTGTACGGCAGACAATCTTCTCTTTGAGCAGAACAAGTATTTTATCTACTCAAACCAGTGGATTCCTCTCATGGAGAAATGCACGATTCAGGAGAAGTGCCGACTTGGTTCCCTGTTTGATGCCAAGTGTGGTGGCGGCTGTATCGCCCATATTGATATTGAGAGCCGCTTCCCCAATGAAGAGGCCGCATGGGATATGCTCAACTATGTAGCCAGCCAGGGTGTGATTTACTTTGCGTTTACGACAAAGATTTCTGTGTGTGAAGATAAACACGCTTTTATGGGTACAAAGACATGTCCACATTGCGGAAAGCCCATTGCTGATACATACGCTCGTGTAGTGGGCTTCTATACACCCGTTAGTAGCTATCAGAATATCCGCAAGCAGGAGTTTAATAAGAGAAAGTGGTATGACGTTCTTACAAAAAGCGAGGTCATGTAATGCGGGTAAAGGGAATTATTGAAGAGGACTTTACAAACTTCAAACTCCCGTCTATGTTCATCAACACCTGCTTTTGTGATTTCAAATGCTGTACAGAATCTAACCTGGGTATTGAGGTGTGCCAAAACGCACCTCTTGCCCAGGCAGATACAAAAGATATCCCAGACACAGTAATCTACCAGCACTTCTCAACAAACCCAATTACAAAAGCAGTTGTGATTGGCGGGATGGAACCTATGCTTCAAATTGACGAGGTTGAGTCTCTTATTAGATTATTCCGTGCGTCTGGAGACAAATCGCCGTTTGTGATTTATACGGGATATTACCCAGACGAGATACAGTCCGAGCTTGAGCGTCTTCGGAAGCATAAATTCATCATCGTGAAATTTGGCCGTTTCATTCCAGACAAGCAGCATCGGCATGACGATGTATTGGGGATTGAGCTTTCATCAGATAATCAGTACGCAGAGCAGATATCGTAGGTAGGTGCCATATGAGAATCACAGTGAACCCAGACAAAGAGTATGCAAATGAAGTAAGGGCAAAATTGAAAGCAAACGATGGGTATTGCCCATGTCAGCTTGTAAAAAGTCCAGATACAAAATGTATGTGTAAAGAGTTTCTTGCAATGGAGGAAGGAACATGCCATTGCGGTTTATATATCAAAATCAAGGAGGCAGATGATAACACATGAATCGAGTAGCGAAATTTAGCAAGGTATCATTTGACCAGTTCTACAATGATTATTGTGACACATTTTTTGAGGATTGCGATAAGCCATCTAAAGAGTCTGTAAGAGAGATTTATGACCAGATCAAGATTCCTACACGGGCTACAAAAGGATCTGCTGGATATGACTTCTTTGCCCCGTTTGATATGAGCCTAACTCCAGGCGTTGAGATGAAAGTACCGACTGGTATTCGTGTTGAAATTGACCACGGCTGGTGGCTGGCCTGTATGCCAAAGAGCGGCCTTGGATTTAAGTACCGCCTCCAGCTCAACAACACAGTTGGCGTAATTGATTCCGACTATTTCCACTCTGATAACGAGGGACACATTTTTGCCAAAGTAATCAACGACAGCCGGCAGAATAAAAAGCTATTCGTCAAAACCGGCAGCAGCTTTGTGCAGGGCATTCTTCTCCCCTATGGGATTTCGTATGACGATGAGGCAGATGGAGTGCGCAACGGTGGATTTGGATCGACCAGTATTCCAGACATTGTTGAGTTTGGCGCTAAAAACTAAATAAGAATTATGGAGGTGTCTACATATGGACGCAAGCAAAACCTACTCTCCTGACGAGTATTTCCAATTTATCAAGGACAGAAAGCATAGTGTTACCGATGAAGACCTGACGGCAATTTACGATAATTGTCTGGAACTTTTGAACAAGTACCGAATCACAGGGCAAACAAAAGGAATGCGGAAACTGATTTTCCATCTTGAGTGCATTGAAAAGGAGCGGGAATTGATTGCGCTCGGTGTAGACACTTTCATTTATCGTGACGATATTGAAGAGTATATCGACAATGTGGCAAAAGATGTTGTGAAAATCATTGAGCTTGAAAACTATGAGCGCGAGATCCCAGACGAGATCGTTTCCGTTGTAGAGGCAGTTAAGGGTAAGTTTGATAAGCTCTATGTCCTTTTTACTGACTATACTGGCCGCGTAGAACGGCAGGTAGAGAAAGAGCGCCGGAGTACAGACCCGATCCTGTTTGGCACATTCCAAAATGAGGCAAGCAGAACTGTTGTTGACCGCTTCTATTTCCTTGGGGATTGGGAGGATGAATATTGCGATCTTACTCTTGATAAGCTGGTTGGTGATTTCAAAACTCATAGTGGAAGGAATATCACACACACCATTAAAACCCCTGAGGATATTGCGGAGCTGAAAGCGCAGATCAACGGAATTGTAGAGAATCAGCGCGGAGAATTTAGAATCACATCTGTTGAGAAGAAGAGTTTCTTTAACAAAATCAGAAGTATCTTTAGCGGTAAGCGCAAATGAAAACCAACGTCGATTTAACTGCGTCCCGCACATTCAGCACTCAGCGAAGAGAAATATCCCTAACCAAAGTAATGAGGGAATTTGGAAAGCATTTTCTTTGGGATTATGAGCATATGAAGATGGTTCAGTCTGACTATGATTTGTCAAACTACAAGAATTCTCTTATCCTATGCGGAAATGCGTCTGAGCGTCAAATGCAAAGATTTAACCATGCGCTTGATACCGGGGATATATGCGAGTGCTGCGGGGCAAGACTCACTGAAAAGCCGTGGGCAAGGCACTATTGTCTGTGCTCTCGTTGTGCTGAAGAGCTTGATTATGGCTGCCAGAAAACATGGCGATATAAAGAAGATAGTCTTTGGCAATCAGCTGATTTTCTGACCAGAGAAATGAACCGAAGGAGCTAAAATTTGGAGTTAGATAAGGTTTATAATATTGATTGTCTTGTCGGCATGAATTGTATCGATGATGAGTCAATAGATATGATTCTGTGTGATTTACCATATGGTATCACTAAAAACAAGTGGGATTCGATTATTGACCCCGTTCAATTATGGAAGCAATATGAACGGATTATAAAGCCAAGTGGCGCAATCCTTTTGTTCGGGCAAGACAAGTTTACAGCAAAAATGATGTTGTCAAATCCAAAACTACATAGATACAACATTATTTGGGATAAGGTTATGAAAAGCGGGTTTCTAAATGCGAAAAGAATGCCGATGAGAGAGCACGAGGACATTATGGTGTTCTATAAATCACAGCCTATCTACCATCCACAAATGCACAAAGGCTCTCCTAATCATAGTAAGGGTAAGGCTGTTGGAGAAGCAATTGAGGATATCAGTTCCAACAGAATATACGGCTCTTATAAAGTTGTGGAGAACAAGAGCGATATGAAATATCCTACATCTATTTGGAGATTTCCAAAGCCTCATCCTTCAGTAGCAATTAGTTCAACGGAAAAGCCGATTGATCTATTGCGATATGCCATTCGCACCTATACGAATGTGGGGGGGGTAGTTCTGGATAATTGCTGTGGATCTGGTTCTACACTAATTGCCGCAAAGTTAGAAAACAGGCATTATATTGGGATGGACAACGGTATATGTGATAATAAAAAGAGTAAATATTACGGTATGCCATGGGCTGATGTGTCCTTAAAAAGATTGGAGGAAGTCGCATGAACGAATACTGTTACGATGGCGCTTGTGGCGGGATAATCACTGAGCGCTGGCGTGGTGATATGCAAGATTTAAGCTGCAATCGTGGGTATGGAATGATGTGCGAAGGTGGTACATACGCAGAGGAATTGTGTAAGGACTGCCCCATGAATCAAGTGTTTCTTGCCAAGGATAATGATTTTCATTTTTAATCGATAGGAGTGCAACAAAATGTTCAAAGTAATCGTGGCCGGCGGCAGAGACTTTAATAACTATAAAGGGCTTTCCGACAGCCTGGATTACCTCCTAAAGAATATAAATGATGATATCCAGATCGTGTGTGGCATGGCTCGTGGCGCAGACAGGCTTGGAGAACGATACGCAAAAGAGCATGGATATCAGGTCATCTACTTCCCCGCCGATTGGGATCTCGATGGGAAGTCCGCAGGATTCAAACGGAATGTAAAAATGGCAGAATACGCAGACGCTCTGGTTGCTTTCTGGGACGGCGAATCCAAAGGGACAAAACACATGATTGAAACAGCAAAAGAAAAAGGACTCGATATCCGTATCAAGCACTACCATATTAGGAGACGAGAATGAACCGATACATAAGTGATTTACATTTCGGCCATGCAAATATTCTGAAATTTGATAACAGACCATTTAGAAATACAGAAGAAATGGAGACAGCTCTTATTGAAAATTGGAACAACACGGTTTCAGCTGGAGATACCACCTATATTTTGGGGGATTTTTGCTGGGGTAAAGAGCCAGAGTGGAAACGAATTGTACCATTGTTAAACGGAAACAAGGTACTGATCCGTGGAAACCACGATTTGAAAGAGATGTCTTCTCCGTTAAAAAAGATGTTCCAAGACATTAAGGACTATAAGGAGATTACCGATGGTGGCCGGCATGTTATTATGTGCCATTACCCTATGCTGCTCTACAAGTCTTCTTACAATCCAGACTGTTATATGCTTTGCGGCCATGTCCATACAACACGGGAAAATGATTTCCTTAATAAGTGGAGAGCGGAGCTGAAGAACAGCAGATCGCTTAATTCGCATAGCTGCGGGAACATCATCAATGTAGGCTGTATGCTCCCCTATATGGGATATACGCCAAGGACATTGGACGAAATTATCAAAGCAAATAGTTAATCAATTTATGAGGTGGCAATGAATACAGAGGTCATGTTTTCTTCTAAGAAGATGGACTGGGCAACGCCGCAGGACTTTTATGACAAGCTGGATTCAGAGTTCAACTTCACCCTCGACCCTTGTGCAGACGAGTCCAACCATAAATGCGACAAGTATTTTACGGAGCAGGAAAATGGACTTGAACAATGCTGGGGGGGGCAGACCGTATTTTGCAATCCGCCATACGGTAGAGCGATTAAAGACTGGGTGAAGAAAAGCTCTGAAGAAGCTAAGAAGCCAAATACAACGGTTGTAATGCTGATCCCGGCACGTACAGATACCAGTTATTTTCACGACTACATTTATAGAAAGCCAAATGTGGAAATTCGCTTTATTCGTGGCAGATTAAAGTTTGGCGACGGCAAAAATTCTGCACCATTTCCAAGTATGGTGGTTATCTTTCGTTAGGTGGTGATTATATGGCGACCAAGAAAACTATGGACGTATGGTTTTGTGATAAGTGCGGCAAGGGATATGCCAGCGAATACGCAGCAAACATTTGTTGTAAGCAATACCATTGCAGCGTCTGTGGCGTTGAAACCCCTCGGTACATTACCAAGTGTGACTCATGTAGGGATAAAGAGCTTTTTGAAAAGGCGCAGAAAATGACCTGGGAAGAGTACGAAGAAAAGTTTCCAGGAAATATGCTTTACTGGAACGACGAGTTCTATTCAGATCTTGGCGATCTACTGGATGCAAGCGAGTTTGGCGGATTTGATGTTCCAGATTATGTATTTGGAACTTATCGTGACTATCTTCGCCTCGATCCAGAAACACATATTGCAGAGCTTATAGACGAGTTTGATTGCGACGGTGTGTATTTTGATAACGCTGGGGTGAGAGAGTTTGTAGAGTTCGCAAATGCCTGGAACAAGAAATATGAGGAATATTGTTTTAGGCCAGATACATCAATCGTTGTCTTTGTCCCAGAAGTGTGCAGAAAGAGAGACCAGAATGATTAAGACAGTAATTGGCGATTTGCTGGACGCTACAGAAGATATTATTGTTCAGCAAGTAAATTGTAGGAGTGTAATGGGATCTGGTGTTGCAAAGGCAATCTACACACGCTGGCCTGAGGTTAAGACAGAATACCACAAATTCTGCCGGCGTTCTACTTCCCCATATGATTTGCTTGGAAAGGTGCAGTTGATCGATGTGGAGCCTGGGAAAGCAGTTGCCAATGTCTTCGGCCAACTCAACTATGGGCGAACTGCCGGGAAGGTCTATACAGATTATGTGGCTCTCACAAAGGCATTCGACCAGCTAAGAACTGCGTTTCACGATAAGTCATTGGCTTTCCCATACAACTTCGGATGTGGTCTTGCAAATGGCAGCTGGGGCGTAGTCTACAAAATGATTTGCACATATTTTAACGACATGGATGTGACGATCTACAAACTGCCAATCTCAGAGGAAGGAGAAATTGCAGCATGACGCTATATTTCAAAGGAAGCAATGGGAATATGCGGGAGATTGCTCAGATTAGCGATAGCTTATCGACGGAAGAAGCCCGCGCTGAAGCGCTCCAACATATCAAGAAGTTCTGTGACGATCGCCATTTCCATATTTATTATGTCCGAATGTGGAATACAAAAGTGAAAGGGAAGAAGATGACTGCCTTTGATGTTGGTAGTCATACAGAGTTCTTTTATACAGACCCCATTGTGTTCAATTCGGAGGCGGTGGAAGAATGATTATTATGCCTCACATCGACGGCTGCACCATTGTTACAGAGAGCGGGTTCTGCTCCGTAATGGGACATCCGTATGATATTATCGAGGGGCTTTTTATTAAAAGAACGAAGATTGATGATATTACAACTGTCATTGCCCCATCTGTAAAAGAAGTGTCGGTTCTGGAGGGGAATATCCACGCTGGATATTATATTGATCTGCTGAAACAGATTGGCGTTAAGGTCAATATCATCCCACAAAAGAATCCAGAGAAAGTTTTCAAAGAGGTGAAATGATGGACAGACTTGTGGCAATTGGAGATATCCATGGGTGTGTGCATACGCTAAAAGACTTACTCAATAGAGTATCATATTCCAGTCAGACAGATACGCTTGTCTTCATCGGAGACTACATTGATCGTGGATACTTCAGCTATGAGGTTGTAAGTATGCTGATTAAGCTTCAGCATCAAATCGGCAAGGATAAGGTTGTATGCCTCAGAGGAAACCATGAGCAGATGGCGATTGACGCATATAGGCATGGTAATTATCCGCTCTGGTATCGAAACGGCGGGCGATCAACTGAATACAGTTTTGAGAAAAACGGCCAGGATCTTGCTAACGCAGTTTCATGGTTTGAGACATTGCCACTTGTTTACGACACCCCAGAGATTATTTTCTGTCATGCCGGCTTGTCCTATCCCCTGCTGCAAGATAACAGCCAGGAAGATCTTCTGTGGGGACGCGATTGGATTCAAACAGATACAGAAGAACGAGAAAAGCAAGTTGTATTTGGACACACACCAAGGACTGACAGAAGAGCCTACACAGTCCAAACAGGAGACATATGTATTGATGCTGGGTGTGTATACAATGGCCGCCTATGTGCGCTCGTCATCCAAGACAACGGACAAAGCGCCTGTGTGTATGTGAATAAGAATTTGGAAGATGATTTGTAAGGAGTTAGTTAATTGATTTGAGGTGATTCATATAGCATTCAAAATTTTAGTCTTTTATAAAACTGACGATGCGTTGGAGCAATATATCAACCGCTTCCGGTCTGTTTCGCAGGAGAGTTTAGTTACTTCAAGCAAAAATGAGCGGTTGTATCTCTTTGACGGAGTTCAAGTCGCGTGTATCAGAGGGCTGAATGAAAACATGCGTGGAAGATGGGCGGACTTTGTAGCCGTACAGGAAGATTTGACATGGGGCGACACATGGGAAGAAATTCGAGATTCTATTCTCTACCCCATGTTATGCAGCCCAATCCCAATTCAGATTTTCGATGGAATTTCTGAAAATAAAGGTTAATTGTGCCGCTCCTGGACTGGTAGGTGTAGTAGGAGGAATTACATGAACGCAACAAGACAATTTGCTGGAGTTCAACCCAGCGAAAAGATAGCAGTGAATACGAGCGATCTTCAGGCCATGCTTGGGTGTGGCCGAAGATCTGCCGTACAAATTGGGGAACTTGCAGAAGCCCGTATTCAGTTTGGAAAGCGTGTCTTCTGGAATGTGAAGAAGGTGAAAGAGTATGTTGATGCAATCTCAAGTTGATGTTACCATTCTCCCCTGCCCCGTTTGCGGCAGAACCCCATCCGTGTCTCTCAAAGGAATTGCCGGACACGGATGTTGGGCTACCTTAAAGTGCAAGCCATTCCTTGGACGGGCGCACCTTAAAGTAACTGAGGGGAAAGCTCACCCAGAAAGAGCACTTAGATGCGCGGTTGACACGTGGAATAAAGCTGTTATGGAGGACGAGGAATATGATGATTAGAGGCCATGTAGAAGCTCGACCATGGAAACCTCAAGATCTCCTTGACGATTTACAGAAAATGATTGATGAAGAGCCGGACGCTTATCTCAATGACCGCCGCACCACGCTCTGTACTGCCAGAGATTACTTAAAAGAATACTTCAATACCTATCTTCCTGAGCAGAAAAAGGCCATAGACAGTGGCCTGCCGCTTCATTACTATCCAGTTTACCGCAAAGCCTTACGGGATCTAAAGGATGGTATCGAAAAAGTTGGAGACGGTTTCAAAATGTACAGCATGAATAACTGGAAAGGTATGATGGCTGTCATCGATATGGTTTTAGCAGATCCAGAAAAACTCATGTACTCTGCAAGTTTAGAAGGGTACGAAATTCCAGAGCCATACATAACCAAGTTCAGAGCTTGGCAAAGAAAGCAAAAAGAAAAATTGGAGGCTGAAAGGAATGCCAAAGATTCTGATCAAGCTTAGAAAGAAATGGTGTTTTGGCTTATGTGACCGTTGTGTATGGAAATATAACGGAGGGTGCAGCGAATGGAGGAAATAGACTACAAACGCTCTATCGAATTACTTAATAGAGATGTAGATGCCTGCTTAGAAATTATCGAGAGATGGAAAAAGAACTCCGCATATCTGGTTTCCATCGGAGTCATGCCGCCAGATTAGTGGGGCGTTCCATTGGTAGAAAAACTGGTTCCGTATGAGCGATATGATGTAGTCTACCACTGCAATCCAGCAACAGGAGATAAAATCCTAAACCGCTATATTCTGAAGAACGGTTTTGAACTATACAGCATTGGTTTCTCGTGTAAATCAAGAAACGCTTCTGTCCTCTATTCTTATGTAATTGCAAATAGTGTCAGGGACGCAAAAGAAAGATTCAAACGCATTTATGGTGATTACATGAAAATCTATAGTGTACAACAGTGTGATGAAGAAATTAAACGCGATGTGTTGAATGAGTATTGGAAGCATCCAACCAGCATTTTATAAAAAGACGAGATTATAGGAGGATGTATGGACACATATCTCACAATTATGGTGACTGTGCTTGTTGCAACACAAGTAATTCGTATTGCACAAAATACGATCCAGCTTCACCGTCAGAACAAACTTATCAAGAAAGAAATTGCTCACCTTGGCGATGTGACGCAAGAGGATTTTGACAATCAGCGAAAAGCCTATAAGCTTGCAATCGAGTATTTTGAAAGGGCAAATATCACTCAAGGCCAAAACGGGTTAAATCTATTTGGGAATACGGAGAAAGCTCAATGATAAAACAAGACTATAAATCAGGACGTGTTCAAGTAGAAGGGCGGACATTTGAAATAGAGTTTTGGACTGAAACACATTTTGGTTTGCCGTATGCAAGTGTGTCAGAAATCAAAACCAAAGAAGTAAGAGCGCATCTGTTTTCTAAGAAAACCAAAACAAAAGAAATAAAATGCGGAATTAACTATGGGTGGATGTCATCTAACCGTTTAGACTGGGCAATGAGGCAAATAGCTGAACACCTTCAGAGAGAAAAGGACGATCTGGAAGAGCTGAGGCAGATAAATAAATTCTGCGGTCTGAGTAAAGGAGCCTGATATTATGAATCCATGTAAAGATTGGTGCTTCGCTCGATTCGGCAAGGAGTATACAAAAGAATGTGATAAGCACTGCGACTATGCAAGACTTCATGTTGAGCTTAAACAACTTCGTGCAGACCTGGAACGGGTAAAAGCGGATAGGAATGCAGCGGTTGAACAGTTACATGGTTATTGCCCGGCTTGTAAGAACTACACGCCAAACCATAATGAAGGGGCGTGTGCAGAGTGTAAGCATGAATATTTCCAGTATCAGAACGTTGATGCAAGGGATAAATGGGAATGGTGCGGCATTAAGAAGGGTAACCATGACGCTTGAAGAATTACAATTTTATGCCGAACTCACTCAAAGGTTCTTTGAAAATAATCCAGATTTATGCCCACACGATTTTCACTGGATTCAGACCAATACAGACGGAACGAAAATATTTCGATGTTCAGTCTGCGGGAAGAAAGAGCAAACGAAAGGAGATTATCCATGAAGCGGCTGACAGAACGCGATACAAATGGAACTGCTATGGCAGCTTGTTGCGGCGAAAACTGTAGCCACAATTTTTGTTGTGAAAATGGTGGTTACGCCGAGTGTGGAGATATGGACGATATTATTGACCGCCTCGCCGCCTACGAGGATACTGGACTGGAGCCGGTGGAAATCGAAAGAATCAAGCAAGATGTCGAAGAGGGCTGCTTGAAATCTACTGCGCGACGCTATGGAATTGATGCTTCTCGTCTCCGCGAACTGGCCCAGGCGGACAGAGAGGGAAGAATAGAAATTATTGAACCTGATGTAATGGAGTGTATCAAAACAATAAGGAAAGCCCAGGCCATGCTACGGAGTAAGTAGAAATGAAAGAGTATATAGAACGGGAAGCTGCTATACATGCCATAACAGATACCATGGAAAATTACAGCACTTTTTCGACTGAACGTTGTGCTTGCATCATAGAAAGACAAAAAATTAAAAATCTTCCCGCAGCCAATGTTGCACCAGTACGACACGGAAGATGGATACATCCGCATTGGTGCAACGATGTGTCCGCTGCGAACTGTTCAGAATGTGGAGCCGAAGCGCAACACAGGGAATATCGAGGGGTGCAGAAATATTATAAGGTTTGCCCGTCGTGTGGTGCTCTCATGGACGCAAAGGAGGAAAACAATCTTGGCTCAGCTTTATAAAATGACATTGTATGTATGTGATTTAGAAGAAAACCTTCCCTTATCTGAGATCAAAAGGCTCATTGAAGATGACGCTCTTGACGGTATTTCTACCAGCTGTGTCACCCACTTTGCCAATGAAAAAGTTGGCGCTCATGTAGACTGGGATGACGATATCGACATCAATTATACAAACTCCACTACGGAGCAGTGGGAGAAATATTTTGATGATGGGGAGCATCGTATTTTGTGTGACCATGGAAAGGGTGTATGTCCTAACTGTCATCGGCTCGATAGTGTAGATCCGCTTGCACGGTATTGTAGGTATTGCGGAACCAAATTGAAAGGCGAGATGTAAATGAGTAAAACATGTAGATTAAGAAAATGCCCAGAATGTGGAGAAAAAGACAATATCAAAGTAAATCAATATGTATTTGATTACGGAGAGAGCGTTGTAAATGAATGGACAGTGTGTTGTGGGAATTGTGGGCATGAAACAACAGATTTTCCAACAAAACAAGAAGCAATCGATAATTGGGAAAATTGTGGATATTAAGTTATGAAGTTCAATATAAACAAGTTGCGCTCCTGGGGTTTACGCTATCTGGCCTGTGACGAATCAGGCCAACTCTGGGCATATGAAAAACCGCCTGTCAGAATATCGCTGTCCCACACCACCGGCCATTGGCGAATTGCTGATTGTTTCTTAGCTCCAGAGGCACATTTCAATTCCTCAGAAGAAGAGTGGCAAAGGTATAAAGATCACTGGGCGAAAATGACGCACTACAACCTAAATGGCCGGCCAATATGTGCTCCCATTTCAGATTGCCCAATCCAAATCTCATGGGAGGACGAGCCATACGATATGGTTGAACATGGCTTATTCCCTATATCTGACTTAAAAGTATTCCACGAAAGAGAGATCCTGTTATGACACTCCAAGAAGTTGATAAGAAAATCTCTGAGCTTCAGATTCTCCGAAAATCTCTTGAGAAAATGGAAATCAAGAAGTTCCAGGAAGAGGCAAAGAAAAATGTAGGCCGCTGCTTTATCCTAAACGGCAACTATCTGCGGATCATTGATATCCCCCGTGAGCAGTATGATCTATCCGGCCACTGCCACTTCAACCCCTATCAGTACCCGGCTCTCTACTTGGGGCATGACTGCGATAACGATGATATTGTCCCCTTCTATTGCGACACTGTGTTTTCCAGCATTCTGGGCGAAGCAAAGAACACTTCTGGCATGAGTTTTAGAGAGATCTCAGAAGAGGAATTTATGGCGGAGTTTGACCGCTATGCGAAAGAACTGAGGGACACTCTGCTTATTGGTAACAGCACCATGGAGGAACAGGAATGAACCAACGTCGAAAACTAACCAAAGATGAGCGCATGGCAGTCTATGAGAAGACAAACGGACACTGCGCTTATTGTGGGTGTGAACTGGAATATAAGGATATGCAGGTTGACCATGTTATCCCTATCAATGGCTGGTCGGAGCAGGGAGAAGATACGCTGGACAATATGCTCCCCGCTTGTAGGAGCTGCAACCACTACAAAAGCAGATCCACCTTAGAAGGGTTCCGCAAAATGGTAGAAAATATGCCGACTGTTCTTATGCGTGACAGCGTTACATATAAGAACGCTGTTCGCTTTGGCCTGGTCACTCCTACTCCACACCCGGTTAAATTCTATTTTGAGCAGTTAGGACGGTGATAGCAAAGTGGCAAAATACAAAATTGGGATAACCGAGGCCGGTGATGCAGGGCTTGACCTTTCCTGGACAAGTAAAATGAACCAAATCGACGGCGCAATCCTAATAACAAAATGTGTATCGCCAGATTTTTACGACGCTGCACTCAAATATAAAGACAAGGTGATCATCCACACAACATTTACTGGCTTTGGTCATTCTGTTTTAGAACCGTTTGTCCCAGCGCCATATGATGAATTTGATGCGATAACTACACTGGTCGGTGGCGGCTTCCCAAAGAGCAAAATTGTTGTAAGAATCGATCCAATCATTCCCACAAAGAAAGGCATTGAAACAGCGAAAAATGTCTTCCTGACATTTATTGACCACGGATTTAACAGATTCCGAATCAGTTTGATTGATATGTACCCTCATGTCAGAAGAAGATTTAAGAATGCTGGTCTACCTCTGCCCTACGGAGAAAATGGTTTTGCTCCAGACAAACAGCAAATTGCCCAAGTTGACCAGATGCTTCGAGATGTAAAATCCTACTTCTCCAATTCAAGACCGTTAGATAGTATTCGGATTGAATCATGTGCAGAACCCGGATTAACAGAAAGTATTCAATGTGGCTGCATTTCTTCTTATGACTTAAAGCTGCTTGGCTTACATGATGATAATGCAGATCAATACGGATTCCAAAGAAAAAACTGTATGTGTTACTCTGGGAAAATGGAACTGCTCAATCAAAAACATCCATGCACTCACCAGTGCCTATATTGCTATTGGAGATATCCAGGATGGCAAGAGAGCCATAGCAGAGATATCGCAGATATGTGAGGTAATGCAAATGCCTTGTTATAAATCCGGTGGCTGCGGAGCATACGAAATGCGCTCATGCAGAGAGTGTCCGGCCAGCAAACCTGAATACCTTTTAAGAAGCAAACACCCATGCGATGGGTGCGATCATGGTTGGGGAACTGCAAACGAAAATGGAGTTGAAGTTTGCAACGATACCTGTAAAGAGTTCAAAGATTGGAGTGAACAACAGGCAATGGCAAAGCTTTGTGGTCAATGTAATAAAACAGACGGTATGTGCTATACCAGCAATCCGCCAAAGGTAAAATGCACTGTGACCGGAGAATTTCATCTATACGATGACAAGTGCAATATTAAGTCGCCAAGAATTTGTGATGTTCTTGGAGTTGAGCAGGGAGAGAAATTTTGCATCACATACACATCTCATGCCACAAGAATAACACGAACCTGCCGCATAGATGAAAATGGCGATATTGTAAGCGACGAAGGTAGGCTCCAAGCAGAAGCTTTAAGCCAGATTATTAACTACCCAGAGCGTATTGTAAAAACGACTCCGCTTTCTGGTAAGGAAATTGAAGCTATTAAAGCAATCAAGAACCTATTCCCAACTGCGGAATATGTAGAACACATCAAGAACAGCGATATTGTAGGCATTGGCAATAGTGAAAATGGTTGGATTGCCGACATCAACAACGCCCTCTTCCCTTCTCTAAAGCCTGGAGATCACATTGATATCGATGGTGCTTGTAGGAGGTTTGGGATATGAGTAAAGCCTTTATCGTTCTCTGGATGATTTTCTTCCATATCGTTGATGACTACTACCTACAAGGGTGGCTGGCCTCTGCAAAGCAAAAGAAATGGTGGAAGGACAATGCTCCGCAGTCTCTATACAAATACGACTACATCTGGGCGCTCCTAATGCACAGTTTCAGTTGGGCATTTATGATTATGCTCCCTATCGCTGTTACTATGTCGTTCAACATCTCCTGGTTTTTCCTGGTATACTTCTTGCTCAATGTTTTCGTCCATGCTTTAGTAGACGATTTGAAAGCAAACCGCAAAAAGATAAATCTATGGCATGACCAGCTCATTCATATGTCGCAAATAGCCGTCACTGCTATTGTTATGCTGTTCTGAAAAGATAAATGAAAAGTTATTTTATGGGAATTATTGAATACCTGAAGATGGTTAGAGCAACACCCGTATGGGATAGGGTGCCAGCCATTTCAGATACCGAACTGGACGCGATGATAGACATTTTACAGAAAAATAAGTCTATAAATGGGGTGTTGATTTTGAAATGCGAAGAGTGTAACGGAACGGGATATGTTGCTATCGCTCCTGGGGTTCGTGGCATTAGAAAATGCAGTATGTGTAATGGAACAGGCGAAATTACGACTATACCGCCGAGTCAGACAAAAGGTGAACACAGAGCAGCAAAGATTTCCGAAATCATTAGGGACTTGCAGGAGATCCAGGAAAAGTACGGAGATGTTGGTGTCTATGTGAACCCGTGGGCAGAGGCAGTTAATCGCCCTGTCATTGCTGCCAAATCATCTTTTGTAGACGAGGCGGGATCAATTCAGGCAGTCATTATTGCGTAAAAAAACGGGGTGCAGCGCCCCCCCGTTTATAAAGCTTTAGAACTCGAACATATGTTTTATATCTCTTCCCCGGTTTCTTTGTTGATGAACTTACCTTCGTATCGGTATCCAAGCGCCTCGGCGATCTCCACCAATTCCTTTTCGCTGAAGTTGTCCCGCTTGAACTTCCCGCTCAGATTTTGAGAGGTACAGCCTATGGCGGCAGCAAGGTCTTTTACGCTCCTATTCTGCTTGATTAAGGCAATACGGATCTTCTCTGTCATCATGGGCTACCCCTCCCCTATTATCTTAATTGTAAACTAACGCACGAATAAAATCAACGCTAAATTTCAAAAGTAACTTTTCAGCGATTTTATCCCTTGACGAATTTCGCTCTTTGATTTATCATGTAATTGTAGAGTGAATTTATTTTCTTAAATCTTACGAAAGGAGAGAATGTCATGGCCGGCCAGAAACGAACCGACAATAAGGGGCGTATCCTTAAAGACAATGAAACCCAGCGCAAAGATGGGACTTATCGTTTCACATACACTGACGCAGATGGCAAGAGACATGATGTATACAGTAGACGGCTTGTGCCAACTGACCGTCTTCCTCCTGGTTGTAAAGACGATTTGAGTCTCAGAGAAAAGGAGCGGAAAATCCTCCGTGACCTTGAAGACGGTATCAAAGCTACCGTAGAAAACAAAGCCACTTTGAATGACCTCTTCAATCTCTATATTTCCAATAAACCAGAGCTGAAGCAATCCACCCGCGCCAACTATCTCTATATGTACAAGAAGTATGTCCAAGACGATATTGGCAAGAAGAAAATCTCAAGCATTAAGTATTCAGATGTCAAGGCTTACTATAACCGCCTCATCAGAGAGCGTGGATTTAAGCCCAATTCCATGGAAATCATTCACACCATCATCCACCCTGTCTTTACGATGGCCGTGCGTGATGGTTATATCCGTATCAATCCCGCCACCGGCGCTATGGCAGAAATCAAGAAAAGCAACAATTGGGAAAAGCCAAAGCGTCATGCTCTGACTAAAGCAGAGCAGGCAGCTTTCATCGACTATATTAAAAGCAGTAAAATTTATAACCACTGGCTTCCGCTCTTTACTGTTCTTCTGGGAACTGGTTGCCGCATTGGTGAAGTCATTGGCCTGCGCTGGGAGGACTGCGACTTTGAGGACGGGATTATCAGCATCAACCACAACATGGTATATCGGAAATATGAGGGTGAATCCAAAGCCCGTTTCCATATCGAAACTCCAAAGACAGAGGCCGGCACCCGTATCGTCCCTATGCTGGAAGAAGTCAAAGAGGCGCTGCGCACAGAATGGGCAAAGCAAGAAATCATAGGCTTTAACGAGTCTATTATAGACGGCTATACGGGATTTATCTTTCAAAATCGGTATGGCGATCCACTATCCCCTCACAGCGTCAACCGCGCCATTGACCGCATTTGTGCTGCCTATATCGAAGACGAAACTATTCAGGCCGACAGAGATGGCCGTGATCCCGTTCTGATCCGCCACTTCTCTGCCCATAATCTCCGTCACACATTCTGCACCAGGTATTGCGAGGTTGAGAAAAATATCAAAGCCATTCAGGAGATCATGGGACACGCCGACATTGAAACCACCATGAACATCTACGCTGAAGCCACAAAGGAGGTAAAGAAACAATCCTTTGCGAATCTCGAAGGTAAAATCAAGATATCTTGATGGGAGGGATTTTTGTGGGCAAACTCGTTGACTTATCTGGTAGGACATTTGGCCTGCTTACTGTTTTGCAGAGAGTAGAAGACCGCAAGCCAGGTCGCCCCATGTGGCTTTGTCAATGCGAGTGTGGGAATACCGTCGTTGTATCGTCTACTAATTTACTCAAAGAAAATGGAACAAAGTCATGTGGGTGCCTACGACACAAGCAATCTCCCACCCTCATTGATTTAACTGGTGAAGTCTTTGGAAAACTCACTGTAATCCAGAAAGATATTGCCACTGAAAGCGGAAAGGCAAGGTGGATTTGCAAGTGTGAATGTGGCAACACGGTATCCGTTCTATCAGACAGTCTTAGAAAAGGTAAAACAAGATCCTGTGGTTGCTCCCAGTTCCAACTCCAGCATGACCTTACAGGCCAGACTTTTGGCTATCTCAAAGTAATCGAGCCAGTGCAGAATGAACGGATCGCCGGCAATGAAACCAGATGGAAATGTCTCTGCCAAAACTGTGGTCGTACAGTGGAAGTCGGTAGCTATTGGCTGCGACACAGCGATCCATACGGACACTGCAAATGCACCAGATTTAACAAGCCTCAATAAAAGCCCGTAGACGGATCTCAGAGCGCTCAATGCCTTTACTGGTGAAACTACACTCCTAAAGCTTAATCGTCGCTCCTGGGCTATCCTGGGCGGCTCACGAGAAAAAAATAGGGTACAGATCTCCGAATTGGATTTCTGTACCCTTTAATCTTTCTCTGACAAAAAAATAGGGAGCCAGCGCAAGGCCAGCTCCCTAAATTCAGTCGGATTTTGCTTTTCGGTTCTACCACATTTTCATGTGGTATTTTCGGCAAATGTGGTAACGCTGTGGTAAGATAAAAACACGATCCATAAAAAGCACAATATATAGTGTTTGTTTTACCCAAAATCACTCTATATCGTGTGTTTTGAGTGAATTAGTCACCCAGGGGTTTCATCGTCGGAAACTTCACACCGTATACTTCATCATTGTTCATCATGTGTGATTTCCGCCTTTCAGACACGAAATCAAGAACCTTTCTCACTATTTTGAGTTCGTCTTGTTGCGTCTTGTGTTAAGCAAATGTGGTAGAATTTGTGGTAATCTGGATGCCACAGCGCAAAAGCCTATACCATATAATAATAGCCACATCTTTTGCCATTATATATCACACGGCCTGCTCTGTCAAATCCACAGCGTAAAAATGTGGGGAGAGTTTTAAGCCCCTCCCCTATTCATTATACACCGTATCCGCGAATATCTTCAATAAACGAATGGTTCCTTAAATGATTTTCATATACCTCTCTGATAATTCTAATAGCAATGTCAACCTCTCCATTCGTCATACCATTTGCACTGATAATCGCCTCATACTCTTCGTACAGCTTAAAGATACGATTGAACTGTTCTTTCGTCACTGGCTTTGTTTCATCAATAACCATAGACGCAAAACTAATAATCGCATTACGTTTATTGTCAACGAGGATGGAAAGCGTGTCGCTATTGTTTTTGTCCAGCTTTCTATCAAGTTCGGCCATGCTTGCATCATATTGGTCAAGCTTAGAATTTACCCTCTTGATCCACTCGTCGCGCATCTGAATATTATCCGTACTGTAATGCTGATTGAGTTCGTCCATGGTGGCCTGCACCCGATCAAGAGTCTTTTCCATTTTCTGCATCATCTCTCGCTCTTTTTTACGACGAGTAAAGATTTTGCGTACTTTGACAAACTCAGGTACAACCTTCCCTTTGAACTCTAAAATCTCCCCTACCAACTGCATAATAAGAAAAGCGCCAATCAAAACGATTGCCACCTTTACTGGAATGTTCAAATATTCAATGTAATCAAGCATTCTTGAACACCCAACCTTTATTCAGCAGGTGTTTCAGTTGGGGCTTCTGAGTTATTTACAACCTTACTCATGTCACATAGACTATCAATTAACTGACTGATTGCTTCGATGTCAATATCGTAGTTAATACTATCCGCAGATCCTTTAATCATGGCAAGTACCCATTCTTTTCGATCTGCGCCCTTTTCAAACATACCCTCAGCTGTTTGCATCAAATCCATGACCATATCGAGCATCTTATTCCAGTTCTTCTCCTTCACTGCCTTTTGCACATATTCCACAAGCTTTACAACCAGCGGAATAGCTGCGGCAAGTCCAGTAAGAATGGAGATTACAATCTCTACCCAATTCAACTCCATAACCTTTTCCTCCTTATAAAATAAAGAGCAACAGCATCCGGCAGAATACTGTTGCTTATATCAAATGGAAGGACTATCTACGCTTCCAAAATCAGATGTATTTGCGACAAAGCGATTTGCTTTTGCTGCCGCATATTTTATTCCTTCACCGTCTGCGCTCGTATTTTCAGCACGGCTCTTATCTACAATCCGAGCTAAAACAATGCTACACGCAGTTCCAATCGGTGTGAAAACTACAGTCCAACATGTAAGCGCTCCTGTGTACCCTGTTGCGATGCTTTTCACCGCAAGATAAAAGCCGCCGGCCAAACCAGCGGCAAGAAATACCATGATGTAGAGAGCAAGGCGATTTGTGAACCCAAGGTTTTTTAGATGGGCAAACAACCCCTTTTTCTCTTTTCGTCTAACTCTTCTCCCCCTGGTGCTCGAAACCGCCATATCAACACCACCTTTTCAGATTACGCCAATCCGTTCTTCTGAGCAAAGTTATAGAACAACTGCGCGGCCTGCTCACGGGTCAGCATATCAGCCCACATGTAATTTGGTGTTCCATCCGGCAGATTGCCACTACCAGCAAATAGCCCAGTAGATGTTGCCCAATCACGAGCTGCCTTGCTCCAATCTCCGCAGTCGTTGTCTCTCAGCTCTGCACGATACTCGTTCATCAATTTCTTAAATGTATCCAAAGTCATATCTTCATCATCCTCCGTTACTGGTGTCGTGGATGCGATCTTCTCTGTCCATTCAAGAGAAACCCATCCGGTTCCTGTAAAGCCCCATCCAGATTGCTCCTTAGAAATATTTAGGATTGTCCCTTTCTCATAGGCCATAATGACAGTGCCATTGATAGGAGCGGTTCTGCAATTTAGACCGGCATCAGCTGTAACTTTCACCTGATAGCTTACCGCTGTGCCAGTATCAACACTTCCACCTGCCAAGCGTCGATTTACCTCAGCTACAATTTGCGGATGCAAATTATAGAGGTAATTACCTGGGCAAGATTTATTTGCAAACCATCTATGTACGGTCAAAACCATCTCGTTTGATTTTGGTGTGTAAGCCAAAGTCTTTGCCTTATCTCCAAACCAGACTACTTTGTTTTTACCGTTGCGCTTACAAATATCTGTCACCAAATTCAGCAGACCAGCATATGCGGCGCTGGTTACTGCGTATGGATCGGTGGTGTCACTTGCTACCTCGATAGTGACGGCTCTGTTATCGTTGGCCGCTGAAGAAGTACACCACGAGCGGTCTTTCTCTTCCACATACATACCAACTCTTCCGTCATATCCAATGCCGTAGTTTGAAGAAGCCTCTCTTGAAGACGGAGCAAAAACACTTCCAAGGGACTGAATGCTAACCTGACCAACTACACAGTGAATTGAGATCCTGTCAATCGCATTTCTTCTTGGAGATGATCTGTTTGGTGAAATTCTTGTGTATTCTACGAGTGGACTGTTGCTCATCCCAACATTCCCTCCTTCCTGGGCTGCGCCCGCAAATTGGTTGTAATAGTTCTGGCCGTAAGAAGCTCGTTTGTTCTGTACAGATACACTTTGATCAGCTGGCCTCTCAAATTGGAGCAATACAGCATTAGAAGCCTGCAACACAGAGGTCGCAGACTTCAATATGGACAAAACGCTTTTATAGCCAGAACTCAGCTCTTGAAATAGAAATTCCAACTGCATTGTGAGATCCCCAATAGATCTTCCAGTGGATTTTGCATAGTCGTAAAGACCTTGCTTTCTGCTCCAGAAAGTCCATTGCGCAAGACCATATCCGGCGCTATCGTGAACAAAATTTCCATAGCGTCCAGCGTCAACAGCAGCCGTATACTCATCGTCCGTCATGCCGAACTTATTGTTATATGTGTTCTGAAGATTTGTTGGAGAAAGACCGGACTCAGCATATAAATTGCCCATAAGCCCAGCAGCCCCATAATCATTCAACCCTCGTGATTTCAAGAACTCCCAAATTGTTTTATCGTTTGCCATTTTTGCACCTCCCGATAAAAACAAAGGTTATTCAAACCCATCCTCATCGTCACCCTTACCATCACCCTCGCAAAATTTTGCAATGGTATCCTCATCTACAACGTCTCCCTCTTCGTCGTAGATAAATCCGGTCTCTTCGTCGTAATCAAGATGACCAACATAGGGTAGATCATCATCAATTTCTTTGTTGTAATAACGCATGTTCAGCGTAGGTTTTGTTTTGTTATCCATAAAGAAATCCTCCTGTTACACAAATTTGTAATGCGGCTTTTCTTCATTGAAAATCCAATATCTTAAATAATCATCGAGAATAATCGCTAAGCATGAAATGATTATCCATAGGAGTGAAAACGGTAAACAGATTTGTCCAAGGATATTAAAAGGGAGTGTAGAATAATCCCACACTCCCAAACCAAGCCAGATATTCACAATGACACCAGTGATAAATTCACAGGCAGTTATAATGACAGATCCGATTAAAGATTGCCATAATAAACCAAAATCCCATGGAAACACTTCATTGATTAGCCCGATGACCACGAAGCAAATCCCGCCAAGAATAAACATAGAAATATGGCTATGCCCTCTCCATATCAATTCAATAATTACATAGGTAATACCTCCGATAATAGCGAGGATCGCTTCTTTAATGGTAAACCGAGCACTCATAAACTATCACGCTTGATTGGTTGCTGCGGCCTGCTGCATTCTACCTACAATCGCTTGCATCTGTTGCTGTGCCACAGCCAGTTTCTCATTCATCTCTGTCAGATAAGGCTCTGGCAAGGTCATACCATATTGAATAGCTGACACTTCCTCCGCACTGGTTAATGTCTGTACATACTGCTTCAGCTCATTATGGTAGGTAGTCTGAGTTGTGATAAGCGTCTGTGCCGCAATATAGATAGCTGCAATTTCGGCTGCGGTATAAATACGACAAACACCGCCATCGGCCTGATACGGGAACTCTGTACCGCCCAACTCAACAACACGAAATAGGTTGTTGATATTACTCTGATCCTCAATACTCAAATTAAAGTGAACGTTCTCTTCACCGAACTTAATGTCTACACCGTTCACAATAACCGCATTACAGGCATTAGAAATTTCGGACAGCTTTGCAGACATCACAACGGACAGTGCATTGTCCTCGCCCACAATTTCAATAACATCTGTAATTGTAATCCAATCCTTTGCTACTGCATTTAAGAGGCCGGTAGTATCAAGCAGACCTTCCTCATACATGTTTCTTAGCTTTTCTTTCATTAGTTTTGCACCCCCAATGCAGAAAGAATGAGATCGTCCACAAGACTGCCTTGTTTTGCTAAAACAGCGCCGCCGTCAATCTCAGAAACAACAACTGTTTCAGCCCCCTCAATCTCATCGTGGCCGACCAGATTATAAGGAACGCTGTTCACAGCAACACCGATTGCGTGTTTTTGATCAGCAGGGACAAAGCACCCACTATTTCCATACCGGATAAATTCGATGGTATCAGTTACACCAATCTCTGTACCATCTGATACTTTAATAATTCGATACATTACCGACCCTCCTTTGCGCCAATCAGATTTGCAATATACTTCAAGTCTTCGATATCAGCGTTGTAGAAATCGTGGTTCCAAAGCCAATAGTCCTCGTGCCCCGCTTTCTTATACTTTTGACAAAGTGTATCCTCCCACACCTTGTCCCAACGGTTCTGATAGTTAGAATCCCTACGCTCAAGCGTATTCTTGATTGCTCTCACAAGATTTCCGCGCCGAACTCCATTCCCATCGTCATTCTGAGAAAAGTAGGTGTGTGCATTGTTGCTGGTAACAGAGCAAATTGGTCTTCCCTGATAATAGAGAAATCTTCCATCCACGGATACCTCTGTACCATATGGAAGATTGACATACCCACCAATACCCTGAATCTTGGCGCGTCTGTTTGTGATATAAGTTTTGTATTCCACTAAAAACCCTCCAAAATAGAGAAAACACCCAGAGAATAAAACTCTGAGTGTTTCCAAAATTTAATATGAAATTAGGTTAATTATAGCCTGCCTCAGTTGGTAGGTATAATGTAGAAGCCTTATCCCGCCATCTTCAGCGGAGCAGCCTCACGGTATTTGTTGAAAATAGCGTAGTGCATTCTTCTCAATTTCAGGAGCCTCCCATGGTCGTTAAAGGTACGATAATATGATGTCTGGGACTCCATGTACTGATCGATTTCCTGAAGTGTTTTCTTTCCTTCAAGGAATTGACGATGGAACAACTTCAATTTTCTACGCGCCCGTTTTACACCGTCTCTGCACCCGTTGACTTTGATTTTGCCAGTCTCAGTCAAAGTAAATCTCGCCTTACAAAATCTGAATGGCTTTGTAAGAGGAATGATTTTGCACTTTCTCTTGTTGACCAGAATGCCGGCCATCTCAAAGCGCTTAATGATGATTCTGGCAATTCTTTTGAGTTCTTCAACATCTGGTAGGATGATATAATAGTCATCCATATAGTGCCCAGCACAGTGAATCACAAGCTGGCATTTGATAAAGTTATCAATGTCGCTGGGCAGAGATACCATCTCCTGCTGGCTTGGTTCAACACCAAGCGGCATTCCCCGGCCAGGTACAGTACACGGCGATTCCGTAACAATCAGATCCGCAAGCGCTCTTAACCTATCGTCCGTAATAAATTTCTTGTGTCTTTGATAGATCAAGTTTCGGTTGGCGTTTGGGAAGAACCCTTTGAGGTCAAGCAGGAATACCGCTCCTTCCCTACCATACCTGCGGTAATGCCAAGAGAGCTGTTTCTTCAGCCGTTTGAAATGCCAGTGCAAACCCTTCCCCTTCTGACTCGCTCCATTGTCATAAATCATACTGGGCGTGTACAGCGGGGACAAAACCTTATTAGTTTCTAATTTGTGGATTTGTCGGTCTTCAATATGTGGCGCATCGATTGGTCTGACCTTACCACGTTCATGCAGTGTAAAATGAGCGCATTTCTTTGGTTTCCACTTCCCCTCTAAAATAAGCCGTCTTCTCTTAGCTGTTCCAGAAAGTAAGTGAAGCTCAAAATTTTGAGTTGATTGCTTCCACCTTACACCGTTGCAGCACTTCTTACCCCAATAAAACATATCGCGGTAATTAAAAACTTCTTCAAGTGTTCCAACGGCCTGGCTTCGCATCCATCGTTTCATTTGTCGCTTTCGTTTCCTGCGACGGTAACGCGCCTCGTGGCGCTCTTCGCTTGTCATAATAAGTTTTCGCCTTTCGCATAGTTGTTTTGTAGGTGCGCATCTAAACTACTTTGATCCCACACATGAAACGAAGGTAGCGCAATTCTTCGCCATGCAAGCAGCGTCCGTGTGTGATCGTCGTAAGGCAGTTTTAAGGACTTTCACCCAGGGAAGTACGTCTCCTTTTGCGAAGGTCGTCTTTCGCCTATTGGCTACTCCATTTGACCTCGCATCGCAAAATCCGGGCAGCAACGCCAACGAATAGTTCGCATTGTTATTGTTAGCCGAGCCATCCGTATTCACATTACAGAAATTGTTGTTATTGTTGTAATTGGCGGAGCGGAGCCACCAGTAAACCTACAGGAGAGCGTGAACACGTAACAGTCTCACTTACAGACGTACACCCAATAATTTAGTTATGCTTTGCTTTTGATTGTCCAACAGACTTGATATTGCCTTTAATCAGCTCATCCTCATGGTCAATCATCTCACCAAGATTTGCTGCCATGCGGTCAAGCTTTTCAATGGCTTCTTTCGAGCCTACCTGCCTACCACTGCTTGTTGTAAAACACCCTTCTGGATTTTGCATCATCACGGTATAGCAGTGGGTAAGCCTTACATCCAGCGCTTTTAGAGATGCTCTTGCCTCTAACAAATGTGCCTTTCTCAAATTGATCCGCTGTTCGTCAGACGGGAAGATGCTGTTGGCCTTTTCACAGTGGTCAACAACCTCGCCGGCCAATTTAGCGACTGGTTCAGCCAGAAGCCGGGCATACCTGGCAGACATTCTTGTTAGAAAGTTGAGTGTTTCAACATAAATCTGATTTGCCGTATTGACAAATTCAGCTTTACTAACCGTTCTCTTTGCTTTTAGTACAGACAATATTTCACCTCTTTTAATTGCTGGATTTACGCTTATTCAGGTTTTTCTTCCTCGATATGATCCGCCCCTTCTTTTTCGATGTCCTCCAAATGCTTGAGAAGGACATACTCAATATAATTTGTCATGGAGCGGTGTTCACGAGCCGCAAGCGCCCCTATTTTATCGAAAACCTCATCTGAAAGACGCAGCGTAAATACTCGTTTGTTTGTTGGCATATTGGAACCTCCATCTCTATGACTTGCTATTATTTTAGGCTTATTCTTAGCTTTTGTATGCAGTCATAAACCTGTCAAGTGATAGCATTTTAGAGAATAGAGGAAATTTATAAAAATTCGCGGCGGCGGGGCGCCGCCGCGCCGCC